ACTTCATTCAGGGTTACGTGGAATAGTGTAATTGGTGCTTCGAGTTATAGACTTGATGTTGCGACCAGTAGCAACTTTACAACTGGGTTTGTTACGAATTATAACGATGCTACAGTTGGTACAACAAGTAGTTTAGTTGTAGGTCTTATTCCAGGAACGGTTTATCACGTAAGGGTTCGTGCGATTAACGATCAAACAGCAAATACTGTAACGAGTGCAAATTCCGTAAGTGTGACCCAAGTAACTATTTTAGAAGCTCCAAGTCAGCCTATATCTACGGCAATAACTACGACAAGCTTTACCGCTAATTGGGGTAGCGTGACTAACGCCACAAGTTATCGTCTCGACGTTTCTAATGTTTCTAATTTTGCCACTCGTCTTCCTGGATATGATAACTTAGTTGTTAACGGTACTAGTCAACCGATTACAAATTTAGCCACTGATACTACTTATTACGTAAGAGTTCGCTCTATTAATTCTGTGGCTACAAGCATAAATTCTTTAACGTTAGCACAAAATATTACTCTTTATAATCAAATGTTATTAGGTGATGGTATAAATAATAGTGATGGAACTATATCACCAAGTAATCTTGCTGATAGATTTGGAACAACTGTTAAAACTAATGATAATGGAAATGTTTTAATTATGGGTGGGCCATGGGATGATGAAGCTGGTTTTGTTGCTGGTGCTGGTTTAGTTTATGTAGGCAATATGATTAATGGGTGGACACAAAAACAAAAATTATTAATACCAGATAACCAATATATAGGACAAATACGGGCTTCGACATATACCGCTGAATATGGTCTAAGTTTAGCTACTAATAATAATGGTAATATTATTGTAATAGGTGGTCCCGAGGTATCATTCAATGGTATCGCTAAAGGTACTGCCGCAGTTTTTGTAGGTAATTCAATTAATGGGTGGAATTTTAAACAATTGTTAACAACTGAATATATTGATAATAATATCCAACCAGGTTATCCAGCTTTTGGAACGAGTGTGGCCTCTAATGCAGCTGGAAATGTTCTAATGATGGGTGGGATTAGTCATACGGGATTGGATGGTCAATTATTTGGTCAAAATGCTGGAGCGGCTTTAGTTTTCACTGGAAATTCAATTGATGGGTGGAAATTTAAGCAAAGATTAGTTGGAGATAGTAGCGATGATTTTTTTGGACGTAGTGTCGCTGTCGATAATAATGGAACGGTCCTCTTCATGGGTGGGGATGGAGATGATGACGCCGCAACTAACGCTGGAGCTGTTCTTATATATACTGGTAATTCAATTAATGGTTGGAATTTACGTCAAAAAATAACAGGCGATATTATTAATTGTAGGTTTGGCCGGTCGGTAGTAACTAACAATAATAGTACTATATTAGCAGTTAATGGGGCTGCAGTTCCAAGCCAATTCAATGAATGTTCAAGTGCTGCGGGCTGTGTTCCAGCAATATTTATATATACTGGTAATTCGGTTAATGGTTGGAATTTACGTCAAAAAATAACTGGATATGGAGATTTAACATATGGAACATTAGCAATGAATAGTAATGGCACTTCTATTGTCGTTGGAAATCATATGTCCTCTGGTTCTGTATCTGTTTTTACAGGTAATGCTACATTAGGTTGGGGTTTAAAAAATAAATTTTTAGGATATGTAGATAGTAGAGAATTTGGACGTAGTGTGTCTATTAATTCGGGTGGAGAAATTTTAATGGTTGGGGCTCCTTTAGGTAATACAATAGGAAATCCAGATGTCGGCCCTGGCGCAGCTTTTGTTTACTCATTATAAAAATTTTATATTATTAATTTATTTTTTATAATTTATATTTAAGTGTAAATATTGTTTATAATTTAAATTAATAAATGAAACCTACTGTTCCAATCAATCTAGATTGTATTCCTGAAAAAGAATATTTGTCACCAGAATTTCAACTGGGCGTGTCATCAAAAAGTAACGGGTTATTTATTTACGAAACTTCTGATCCATCTGTTTTTACTGTAAATCAAGATGGGATCGTAACAATTACAGGGCCTGGACGTGCTTATGTTATTATAAAACAATTAGAATCTGAAAATTTTACACCGAATCAAATTAATCGTTTAATTATTGTAAATAAATCTAAACCCCCAATTACTTTTTTAGGGCCAAGCACTGTACTTTTAAAAAATACCCCATTAAATGTTAGAACTTTAAAAATTCAAACACTTACCGAATTAATTAAAAATGTTTTTTCTACAGACGAAACAGTATTAAAAATTTTACAAATTTCTTCAAATGAATATGAATTAATTCCAGTTTCTTTAGGTAAAACTTCTATTGTTGTTTCTACTCGTAGTAATTATTATTTTAATAGCACTTCGGCAATTTTTAACATCGAAGTTCTAGAAACTTTAGAAGACCAGCCGCTTATTATTAATATAAATACTTTCGCACAAGAATTTAAACACAATGCTTTAAAAGATATAGACATACTTACTTCTAATAATGTTTTAGAACCTAAAAGTAATAATTTACAAATTACTACTCAGCAACAAACGCGTGGTTATAATTACGATATCCCAATATTAAATCTTGCTGCTGATAAATTTATAAATGACATAAATAATTATAATAGAGAAATTTTATGTTGTAACCCTACTGATTATGTAGAATTTTCAGTTCAATGGGATTTTAATAATAATACTGTTTATGATTATTTTCCATACGAAGGAAATATTAATGATCGCCCGAAGATAAATATATTTAGAAGTGATGGAAAATATATTGATTATGTGTCTGGCGGATTTAATTTTTTAAAGATACCTCCAAACTCTCCACCTTCCGACCCCAATGCTTATATATATCAAAAATGGGGTAATAGAAATACTGGTATTAAAAGATTTAAAGTCCCAGATATTAAATGTTTATTGGATAATACAGGCACTTTTATACCTTTTAATCCTAATACATTGGCAAATTTTTGGGATTTTACTCAAGATCCTAATAATAAAACATTAACAAATTTTCGTGTGGTTTATCAAAATGGTCTAGTTACTGCCGATTGGGGCGACGGATCTCAAAGCGGTATTAGTTCTAATGTAAATTATTCCCATACATTTAAAACTACAGGAAGTACATTACCAAATATTTATTATGGAATTGATTTTTTTACTACTGAAGATTTACGCCCAACCCTTTTAAACCCACCATCTGGACAATGGACTATAACAAACACAGGACCCGATGAAATAAAATATCAATATTTGTTTACTGGTAATTATGAAAAAAATATTGTAGTTCAACTACCTCCTTTTGTGGCTCCAAATGTGCCAGCGGGTTTAATGGCTTCTAATATTACGGTTAATGGTATGACTATAAGCTGGACAGCGAATCCTAGAGCTGTAAGCTACCGTCTAGACGTTTCTACCGCGTCCGATTTTGCAACCCGTCTTGCTGGTTACGATAATCTAGTGGTTAACGGTACAAGCCAATCCGTTACCGGATTAACCGCTGGTACAATTTATTACGTAAGGGCGCGCGCAGTAAATGCGGCGGGAACCGGTCCTAATTCCGCAACACTTACGCAAATTACCGTACCAGTTGCGCCAAACCAACCTGCAATTACAAACGTAACCAGCGCAACATTTACAGCTTCATGGAATAGTGTTGCGGGAGCTTCAGAATATCGAGTCGATGTGGCGACAAGCAATAATTTCACAAGCGGATTTGTTACGGGTTATAATGATCAAGTTGTAAATGGTACAAGTGTTAGCGTAATAGGATTGAATCCTAATACGACATATTACGTGAGGGTTCGTGCTGTTAATACATTAACGGCTAATACCGTAACAAGCGCAAATTCTCCGAATGCTCAACAAATTACGCTACTAGTTGCGCCAAACGCTCTGACAGCAACGAATATTACGACTACAGGCTTCACCGCGAATTGGAATTCCGTCACTGGTGCGGCAAGTTATCGTATAGACGTTTCTACCGCATCCAATTTTGCAACGCGTCTCACGGGTTACGATAACTTGACGGTCAACGGTACAAGCCAATCCATTACTGGATTGACAGCTGGAACAACTTATTACGTAAGAGTTCGCGCGGTAAACGCAGTTGGTTCTAGCAATAATTCTCCTTCTTTAATAGAAACTACAGATCCCATTGTATGGGAAATTGGAATTGAAGGCCCAACATTCAGGCCAGTTTCTATTTTGTTAGAAGGTAGTCCTAATATAGTTGTTGACTGGGGAGATGGAACTCCTATTCAAACATATACGACTCCAGGACTAAAATATAAACCCGACTTTTACTATAACGCTGGAAATTATATATTAAAAATAAGTGGATTTTTTAATAATGGTAGTGGTCTTTTGAATTTTGATTATTTTCCCGAGAATGATGTGGTTCGTAAGTTTAAATATACTTCTGTAATTCCGTATATTTCTGGATTAACAGAAATACCTGACTTGTTTAGAGGTGGAGCTATCTTCACTAGTTTTCCTAGTCAGATGGAGATTCCTAAAAGGGTTTTTTATCTTAATCCACAATTAACTAATTTTAATTACGTTTTTGATGGGGTTAAAAGTCCTTTGCTCTCGCCGTCTGTTCCTTCTGGGCTTTTTAGTCAGAATATTAATGCAAAATCTTTTAAATCTACTTTTAGTAATTGTGGGATCGACTCCTTGCCGGAAAATCTATTTATAAATAACACGGGCGCAATTGATTTTAGTTATTGCTTTATTCAAAATCCTTTGACAAATATTCCAGAAAAGCTTTTTGAAAAAAATACAGAAGTTGAATCATTCGGGTCAACTTTCGAATTTAATACTGCTATGTACGGTACAACAGTACCTTCTGGACTATTTGCAAATAATTTAAAAGTAAAAGGAGTTAATTTTGGAGAAGGGTTTAATTCTACCTTCTCAACTTTATCTACAAATGATTATAGTAATTTATTAAAAAATTTAGCTTTAAATGCAGATTTACGTAACCCAAATGTTAGGCTAAGAACCTCTACTGCAAAATATAATTCTTCAGCTCAAAGCGCAAGAAATATATTGACTGGTAGGGGCTGGACTATTATAGATAACGGTTTAGAAATATAACTACATATTGTCTTTATTATGCCATCTATATTTAACATTAGTTTTTTATTTTATAATTTATTTTAGGTGTACATATATAATATGAAGTATTACTTAATAATATTATCCATGTTTTTAATTGGGTGCCAAACACCCCAAAAATTAACACCCCCGCCATCTGTTTCAACAGCTCAAGTCGTTCAGTCTTTAGAGGAAACAAAATCGGAACTTGAAAAAGCTGGTGAAAGTAATACTAAAGTAGCCGCGAATATAGACAAAGCTCTTTCTTTGGCTGAACGCCTTGAGAAATTATTAGAAGAAATTGAAAAAGAAACGGCCAATAAAAATGTATTAAAACCTGAATAAATTTATGAAAAAAATATTACCAATTATTATTATATTATGTTTGAGTTCTAGCGCGATGGCTTGGCCATGGAATAAAAAAGAAAAAAAAGAAGTTGTAACTACAAAGCCAGTTGCTACAGTAGTTGTACAGAAAAACAATAAAACCAGTATACAAGAAGCGCGGGAAATTATTAAAGAATTGAATTCAGAATTAAAATCTGCAAAATCTGAGAACGCAAGGTTAAAAAACAATTTAGCAAATGCGAATACTAAAGTTGCAGAAGCTGTCAATAATGTTTCCGTAGTTCAAAAGCAGGCCGATGCCCTAAAAGATTGGGGTGTACAACAACAGCAGGAAGCTTTTAAATGGTTTGAAAAATATACAGATACCGTGAAACGCTATCATCGTTTAAAATGGATCGCCGCACTTATTGGCGCGGCTGGTGGAGTATTGTTAGGATTACAATTTATGGCCTTTGTTCCTCCACCCTATAATTTATTAATACCGATTGGTGGTGCAGGACTCTTTGCAACTTTAATTTGGATGTTCTTATAAAATGATAACTTGGTTCAAAAGTGCCCTATCTTTTTTGAGCAGCAAGAAGGCTCCCCCTAATACGCCCATTAGTTTAAGAGAGGCAATGAAAAAAGAAAATCATTTCGCATCTAAAAAATTCTTTATTGCTGTGACTGCTTTTCTAGGATTATTATTTTTTTATTTTACGAGCGTTGCTGTTTTGTTTTTTATCCCACCGGATAATCGTGATATGGTTTCTGGCTACGTTACTATTTTTACAAAAACAATCGAAGTTTTAGCTATTATTATTGCTGCATATTTAGGGGTACAAACAATTGCAGATTTTAGTTACAACAGTTCTTCAAACCAATCCTATGAAACAAGCAAATCAATTGAAGAAATTGATGAAAAAGTAATATTAGAAGAAACTATTAAGTATCAAGAAATATATAAAAAGGATCCTTCCTACGCGCCAATAGAATGGGTAATGTCATATGAGCAATAAATCCAGCAGTGTAAAAAAGGGTAGTTTCGGTGAAAATGTCAAACAGTGGCAATTATTTCTACAAAGCGCTGGTTATAAAATTCCTTATGTTGACGGAGCTTTCGGGCCAGCGACAGAAAGAGAGACTTTAAAATTTCAAGCAAAAAATGGATTAAAACCAGATGGAATTGTTGGTCCAAAAACTTGGGCTTTTATAACAACGGTTTCCGAGAACACTCCGCTTTCGCAGCGTTGGCCAAAACAAGACTATACAAGTATGGTGAATTTTTATGGACCAGTTGGGGAGAATACCACATCTTTAGAAATTCCATATCCAATGAAATTAGCATGGGCAAAAGGTACAATAATTAAAAAATTTACATGTCATCAGAAATGTGCAAAAAGTTTTTATAGTGTCTTTGAAAAAGTATTAAAAACATATGGAGAAAAAGAAATTGAAAGATTGGGTTTAAATCTATTTGGTGGGTGCCTCAACGTTAGAAAAATGCGCGGTGGTAATTCTTGGAGTACCCATTCTTGGTCTTGCGCGATAGATATTGATCCCGATAGAAACCAATTAAGATGGGGAAAAGACCGTGCAAAAATGGCACATCCTGATTTTAATGATTATTGGAAATTTGTTGAAGAAGAAGGCGGCGTTAGTTTGGGGCGCGAAAGAAATATGGATTTTCAACATTGGCAATTTTGTAGATTATGAAAATTTTTGGTATTTATATAATTCAAAATATTTTAAATAAAAAATTATATGTCGGTAGTTCAGTAAATATAAATTCAAGACTATCACAACATAAATACCAACTCAAAAAGAAAATACATTCAAATCAAAAATTACAAAACGCTGTAAATAAGTATGGTCTAAATAATTTTAATTTTTTAATTTTAGAGGAAGTAAAAGAAATCAATTTATTAAAAGATAAAGAAAGATTTTGGATAGATAGCTTAAATAGTCGTGATGATGGTTACAATATCACTGTCGATACTTATTGCCCAGCTAGAGAACTTTCATGTTTGCCAGAATATAAACAAAAAGTTAGTAAAGTACACAAAGGCAAAACTATTTCAGAAGAACAAAAATTAATGGCGCATTTAACTAATAAACAAAGATTTGCCCCCATTTATTTAATAAACCCTTTCGGAGAAAAAATCAAAATACACGGAATCAGAAAATTTTGTAAAGATAACAATTTATGTTATAGATTAATTAAAGATTTAAGACGTAAGAAAATACATCATCATAAAGGCTGGAGATTATGTAATTCAGAAAATATTGGTATTATTTTTAATTTTGATCATCCAATGTCAAATTACCAGAAAAAATTAATATCAGAAAGAGCTAAAAAATATGTTGGAAATAAAAATCCTAATTTTAAACATGGTAAATATGTAAAATCTCTTTAATAAAATTATAAAAATTAGTGTAATGTATTTATAATAATAAAATGCCGACTTACGATGATGAGCCAGTAAAAAATGTTGACTCCTTAACTGGGTTTGACTTGTCCGATTTACTTTTTTCTTTCTCGCGCCCTATCTCTTTGTGCGCTATGGAGTTAGATAAAGTTGAAAACAATAAAATCATTGTAGGAAGTAAGCTCAAAAATGTTGCCCTATTAGCAGAACAAAGTGTAAATTTACAAATGGATACAATAAAAGATTTTAAATATTCAATTCGTTTTGACGGGATTATAGTTCAGGCGATGGTTTCATCTGACGAGGACAAATATTTAGCAGTTGCGTCTGTTGACCAATTAAAAGAATATCTTCCTAAAAATGTTGATCTCGATGTCAACCGTGATTTAATGGGCGTTGCTTTTGATGCTTTCGTTGTTAATCGTGGTAATAAAAATGGACACATTATTAGTACAGACGTTGCTTTAGCAATGGTTGAAAATTTTATTAATAAACCTTTTAATATTGAACATAATCGTAAAGTTGTTGTTGGTGTTTGTACCGGATACGGTTTTAGTGAATTTGGAAGTAGTAAGCCTTTAACTTTAGAAGAGGTTAAAGCCATGAAAGATCCTTTCAACGTTGTTCTTTCTGGTTATGTATGGAAAATTGTAAATCCAGACTTTGCGTCAGAACTTGTTGAAAGTAGCGATCCGTCATCTAATAAATATCTTTCTGTGAGCGCAAGTTGGGAACTTGGATTCAATGAATTTAATGTAGCTAAAGGTAATAAGAATTTAGCAGATGCAACTATTATTGAGAAAGAAGAAGATATTGTAGAATTAAAAGATCGCCTTAAAGTATTTGGTGGTAATGGCTATACAGAAGATGGAGATATCGTTCTTTTAAATCTTCAGGGGAATGTTCTTCCATTAGGTATTGGCTTTACTAATACCCCAGCTGCTGAAGTTAGTGGGGTCGTCATTTCTTATGATAAACCACAAACAGATGAAACTGTTAAAGCCGAAAAAGAAAAATATGTTTGTGCTAAATGTGGGTACAAAGGTTCTGAAGCAGAAGTTTGCCCCAAATGTGATAGCGAAGATTATGATGAAATTCAAGAAGATGATGATGAAGAAGAAAATGAAGTAGAGTCTTCTGAAATTAAAATGAATAAAAAAAGTGTCCAAGAAGAAAATAATAATGTAAAAAATAATATGCAACTAAAAAATATTGATGATATTACGGACGATTCCATCAAGGAAGTTGCTGCTAGTGCTGTTCGTGAATTTATTTCGAATCGTATTGCAGAACTTGCCCAAGAATGGAAATCAAAAGTTGAAGAAAAAGAAACCGCACTTAAAGCTGCCGAAGATCAAATTTCAACATTGAGAACAGATCTCGAAGCAATTAAAGTTGATAGCGAAAAAGTAAAAGAAGAATTCACAAAGATTCAAGAAGATCTCAAAGCTAAAGAAATTGAAGCCAATTTCCAACGCCGTATGACCTTGCTTGATGAAGAATTTGATCTTACTGATGAAGATCGCAGTATCATCGCAGAAGATTTAAACGCCATTGAGAATGATGAACAATTCGAAAAATGGTACAAGAAGTTCTCTACATTCGCAGCTGCCAAAAAGAAATCAGCGAAAAAATTTGTTCCCTTCAAAAAAGAAGGTGAAGAAAAAGACGATAAAGAAATGAAAGAAGAAAAAGCTTCTGAAGTCGTCGCTAGCGAAGAAAAAACTGTAGAAGAAGTAATTTCGAGTGCAGAGGTAACGGAAGAAGTCCTTCCAAACGCTTCCTCTCCTCAAGAAGTTTCACTGGTTGAAAAAATCGGTGCAGCTTTCAATAAAAACAGCGTAAAAATTAAATAAAAAAAGAAAGATAAAATATTATGGCAAATTTAAAACCATTTAGAGATTATGATGAGCATGATGTTATTAACCTTTTCGCCGTCAATGCTGTAAGTGCCAATAAAGGTACTGTTGTTACAGCTGATAGCGTTGGGGTTAATTTAAAAGATGCTTCATCTTTAGACAACCTCTCGTCCTATGGGAATACTCTTTCAGCACAGTTCAACGTTCCTTGGACCGTTAGCCCAGCCGCTTCTGGCGCAGCTAAAGGTGCAATCGTTGGATTATTGCTCAAAGATGTTCGCAAAGTTGATGAGAACGGTGAACAGTTAATTTTCAACCCACGCAAGGCAGCTGAGATGGATGTCATCATCAGTGGTCAAGCATGCCCCATTCTTACGAAGGGTCTTGTCCTTGTTAACGGTATTGTTGGCACCCCAGGATTCGGTAGCGGCGCAGCCGTTTCTGACGCTGGTGATGGAGACCTTAAAGTAGTTGCCTATGGCAGCGCAACAGTTGGCAAATTCCTCGGACCTAAAAACGACGAAGGATATGCTTTACTCAAGGTAGAACTCTAATCAATTAGAAAGAAAATATAAAAATATGAAAATTCAATTCGACAAAAATCCTGAGCAAATCGAGCTTATCAAGGCTCTTGCTTCAGACAACAAAACTGTAGCTGTAGAAGCTCAAGAAGCTTTTGCTGCATTCATCAGTGATGTTGTTCAGCAAGTTCTCTTACAAGCCGGTACTGCTTCAATGATTTATCGTGACGTAGAATTTGACGAAGATGATTCTCCTTCGATTCCTCTCGACTTATACTATGGTCTTAACGAAGGTCACATCAGCGTTTGGTCACAAACAGTAGGTGGCGGTCTCCCAACTAACTTTGTTCAAGGCATGCAAGAAATGAAGGTTAATACCTATCGTCTTGACAGTGCCATTAGTATGGACAAGCGTTATGTTCGTAGAGCCCGTCTCGACGTTGTAGCCGCTGGTTTAGAACGTATGGCCAATGAAATTCTTGTTAAACAAGAACGTAATGCTTGGGCTGTTATTCTCAAACTCTTGGCCGAAGCTTCCACAAACAGCACCAAACACGTTTTCCGTGTCGGTACTGCTGGAACTTTCCAACTCGACGACATGAACAAGCTCTGGACTTTAGTCCGTAGACTCAATGCTGCTTACACAGGCGGTACACCACAAGCTCTCCAGAGCCGTGGCTTGACCGACATCTTCGTAAGCCCAGAAGTCAAAGAACAAATTCGTGCATTTGCTTATCAGCCAATGAACACACGCTCAGGCGCTGTTACTACAAGTGGTGCTACCTCGGTAGCTCTTCCTGACAGCGTTCGTGAAGAAATCTATCGTGCTGCTGGTACGAACGAAATCTTCGGCGTAACAATTCATGAATTGCTTGAACTTGGCGAAGGCCGTAAGTACAATGACTTGTTCGATACCTTCGCTGGATCGACACAATTCAATACCTATGGACAAGCTGGCGGAACAACTTTCACAAGTGCTTCCGACGAGTTAATTCTTGGTATCGACGCTAGCCGTAACGCTTTCTTGCGCCCAGTCGCAATCCAAAGCGAAACCCGTGGTCAAGTCAAGGTTCTTCCTGACGATCAATTCTTGGCTCGTAGCCAAAAAGTTGGTTTCTACAGTTATGTAGAAGAAGGCCGCGTAGCCGTTGACGCTCGTGCAGCTGTTGGTTTAATTGTATAATTAAACAAATAGTTTAAAAAATTAAGGGCCACCCGAAAGGGTGGCTCTTTTTTTATAATAAATTAGATTATTATTATATAAAATAACATAATATTTAAGATGAATACTACGAACAAAAAGAAAAGAGGTCGCCCCTCCAAAAAAGAAATGTTACAAATTCACGGAAAAGAAGAAAAAGTTCAAAAACCACCATCTTCTTTAGATGAAATCTTGGGAGAAACTCTTTCTATTTATACAGCTAATAGTTCGGAAGAGTATCGTGGCCAATTGGCTGAAATGAATATGACCGATTTACAAGCACATGCTTATAAAATTGGACTAGTTCCAACTCCAGATAGAAAAGTTTTAACTGATCGTTTAGCTCAAGAATTCGTTAAATGGAATTCAAGATATGGTAGTAATGTTGCCACTGGTCAAGTTAGATCTGTCGATGATTTAGACGCAAAAGCTAAAAAGATCTTAAGAGAAGGCGCCTAATTTTTGTGTAAAATAATGTGTGAACTGTCAAGATTATTTAACACAATTTGTTACCAACGTTTATTATGATTTGGGTGAGCCTGTAGACTATACTCCAGCGCGATTAACTTCTTGGTTTATAGATAACTCTAATTTAGGGAAACTAAATAATTTAATAGGTACATCTTTTTCTGGAGTTGCCTATAAAAATCAACAAAATCTTATTACTGGTTATGGTATTACCCCAGAACCAAACAATGATCAATTAGCTATTTATAAAATAATATTTGATTGCGATTTTTTAAAAAACCAGTCTAGAAACTTGGCAAAAAGTTCTGCAACTATTGGTAATGATTGGACTACTTTAAAAGAGGGCGATAGCACTATTACAAAAATTAATAAAAATGAAATATCTAAAAACTTTAGGGGTTTAGCTCAAGACTGCAAAGCGGAATTAGATAAAACTGTAAAAATGTACTTAAAATATAATGCAATTCCCGATCAAATTGCTGGAGATGATACCGAAGGCGTTTCACATTATATAATTCAAGAATATCAAAGAACACTAAATTAATATGCCAAGTTTTATTTCAGATGCGGAAAAATTATCATTGGCAAATGAATTCAATAATTTGCATGATACGTTTGCACGTCCCGTTACAGCATGGAAAACTCCAGAGCGGATAGTTGTTTCAAGCGACCCTAATTACAATTTTTTATATAATGATCAAGAGTCTATTGAAGTAACATATATTCCAGTTAGTGGAAAATTTGATTGTCGTATACAATGGCAAGACCCATCTAAAATGGGTGGATGGCCAGAAATTCGAGAAGAAGTTCGTGGTAATATCTGTCGCATTAAAGCTAAAAAAGATTTTGTTGATTTCATTAGTGATGCAGAAAAAATTGAAATTGATGGTCGTCCCGTCCAAGCTCTTGGTACAAATAGACCACACGGACTTTTTAATATAGATTTCTATACAATGTTTTTTAAGGAGAGTGAGTGATGGCTGGACGAATTAATAAAAAAATTATTGAAGAGCAAATTTTTGCCAGTAAATCAGTAAAAAAATTAATGAGAGATATAGTGGAAAAAGAAGTTCAAAAAGAAAAAATATTATTTCAAAATGAATTTGAATCTCATCCTGTTACACAGGAATTAGATGGCGGTGAAACTTCTTCTAATAATTCTGGTACGTTAGGTGGTTATGGTAATTTATTTTCTTTTTTAGGTTTCAATGCTGGTTCAAAGCCAACGGCTCCAGTAAAACTTTTAATTAGAAGTATCGCGTTAAGCCCATCACTACCACGAAAAAGCGGTTCTAAGTTTAGATTTACAATGAATGTACCATCTAAAGATGATTTTGCTTCTATAAGTAGTTTGCCGTGGGAAAGTGGAAGAAGTTGGTTATTAGATATAGAAAGAGGGGTTTCCGGTCTGGGCGCTTATTTATACGGGCGTTTTAGTACTTCTCGTTCTGGCGGGGGTATACAAAGTAAATTTAAATATTCGGATCGTGTATTTAAACCTGTCAAATATTTTAGTCAAATGTATACAAAATTTCTTAAAAGAGTAGGGGTTAAATAATGAAAGCTACTTATATTACAAATTTAATGTCAAGTTTTTATTTATGGTTGGACCATGAAGTATTAGCTCATGGCGAAGCATTTGTAAACTATAGTGGAAAACTTTACGGCTCTCCAGATCCAAATTTTAGTACGAATTCAATTTATAGTGCGCCATTTCGTCAGTGGGTCTATGATAGTAGTATTCCTAACGCAAGTATTCCATCCGGCATTTTTATTAATGGAAATTACCTCGCGCGCGGAACGAGTGGCTTAAATATTGATTTTAATAAAGGTCGTGCAATTTTAAACAACGCAGTTAATTCTAATAATGTAACAGCTAATTATAGTTTTAAGGAGTATAATATTTATTATACTGATGAACGTGAAGAAAAATTACTTTTTGAAAAAGCTTATAATATTACTCCAAAAGTAACACAAGTTACTGGAGCGCTTGGGTATTTAGATACGCCATATCCATGTATTTTTATAAAACATCGAATGGGTGAAAACGTTCCTTTTGCTTTTGGTGGCGAAGATACTACACAAACAATGATTCGTTGTATTGCTCTTGCTTCTAATAGCTTCTCACTTGATGGGCTAATTTCAATATTGAGTGATAGTGCTAGAAAAGTATTTCCGGTATTAAACTCAAATGATTTCCCATTTAACTATTTTGGGGACTTAAAAACAGGTAATTCATTTAATTATATTAATTTATGTAAAAATCAACCACAATCTAGTCTTGTTTACATAGACCGCGTAACAGTGTCTAAACTTGATGAAATTGACAATGCTAAAATTAATAAAAAATGTGTTGCCGCTCTTATAGATTTTGAATTATCTGACGTAAGAAATCCTAGAAAATAAAGTGTCTAAGAAAAAAAATATACTGTAATATATTAATATGAGTAGAAATAGAATCATTTACAATGTTTTAGCACTTTATGCTAGCCAAGTTGGTCCTAGTGGAATGCAAACAGGTGAAAACACGGTCAAACAATTAACTCGCGTACAGTCTTTTGATGAAGATTTCAGCAGAAACCTTACAGATGTTAATCAATTTGGGAATCTGGCCGCAATCGACCGTATTGAAGTCGAAGCTCCTACAGTAAATGGTAGTCTTTCTTATTACGTAACTGATGGTAGTAATGAAAGCTTTTTAGGTTTAACAGTAACCCCTAGTGGTGCTTCTAATAATGTTTCTTGTATTTCCGGTATTCTTAATAAGTCTACAGATGAAAAAAATTATTATCTTTTAATTGCCGATGAGGGCAATGATGCTAGTAACTATAGTGCAGACACACTTTCTCCAGTTGGTAAAAGTGGCGTTATTGCATTAGGTAATGGTTTTATTACATCTTATAGCATTAACGCCGCAGTTGGCGAAATCCCAACTGCTTCTGTAGACTTAGAAGCTCTTAACGTAAGAGTTTATGCAAACGCAAGTGGTACAGATAACGTTCCAGCAGTAAATCCAGTTAATGGGTTACCAATTACTACGGCTCAATTCAAATTACCAACCGCGCAAACAAGTAATAGCGCAAGCCAAGCAACAGCTTTACAACCAGGAGACATAGATTTCACTCTTAATGGCTTAGTTGGTTACAGTGAAGAAAATCTTAAAGTTCAAGATTTTACGCTTTCTTTTGATCTTGCTCGTACGCCACTTCAAAAACTTGGTTCTAAATTTGCCTTCTCTCGTGAAATTGATTTCCCAGTCACCGCAACTTTAGAAGTTAATGCCGAAGTTGGAGATTTAGAGGATGGTAACTTAGCTGATTTGCTCTGCGATGGTTCAACATATGATTTCACAATCACAATGAAGAAGCCTGATTGTAATGGTAATGGAGCGCCCTCCTTGAGATACATTTTCAAAGGTGCTAAATTAATCAGTCAGAACTTTAGTTCGGCAATCGGAGACAATGCAACGATGAGTGCAACTTATGAAGTTCAACTTGGTAGTCCTCAAGATAACCAAAAAGGTATCTTCATTTCTGGTTCGTTTGTATAATACAATATAAGTTATTAAAAATTAATGGGCATCTTTTTAGGTGCCCATTTTTTTTTATTGGTGTAAGTTGATTTAGGTAAAAGGTTTTTGTAAAGGTTATGAATATTGATTTAAATAATTTGGTAACAAGTTTTATTCATAGGGATATTAAAAAATTATATTTAAATTTCTTATATTTATTAGAAGATTTACATGCCCAAGACAAAATTTCTGATGAAGAATTCCAAAGATTGAGAAAGCGTGTTCTTGATTATGGAAATAATTGTTCTAGAAATATCGAAGAACAATTAAATAGTTTTGATTTTACACTAACAAAAAAATAATATAATAATATGGATAAAAATAACTTTATATATAGCTTCGAAACTAAAAATAAAAGCGGTGATATTAAAAAATATAGCATTTTAAAACCAACTCGTAGGTTAAGAGAAGATGGTGAGTTATTTTATTCTGTTGAGGTTTCTAAATTTGCCAAAGCTGGTGTATTACCAAAAGCAGCTTGGAATACAATTCTTTCTAATGGCGGTGGCAGTATAAGCGATAAAGAACGCGAAATTTATGGTAATTTATTAATTACTTTTAGAGATAAATCTTTTGAATTGCAATCGATTTTAATTAAAAACGTAACCGAAAGAAGCGAGGAAGAAAAGAAACGCTCTGATGAATTGCTAGAGGAATTAGAAGATATTAAAAAAGAAATTCAAACTTTTGAAGCATCACAAATTTCTATTTTCGAAAATACAGCTGAAGCAAAAGCTCGTAACAAATCAATTTTATGGTGGGTGCTGAACCTCTCTTACGAAAATATTAATGATAAATATGAGCCAATTTTTGAGGGAGAAACCTTTAATTCTAAATTAGATCTTTATGATGCTTTTGAAGAGGATTATGAAAAATATGAATTTATTCTTGGGGTCTTGAGAAGATTTACTTATTTAATTACTTTATGGTTTTTAGGTCGCGCTGATAAAGAATCTGATTTTAAATACTTTGATGATTTATTCTTAGAAGAGAATAAGCCTTCTGAAGAAAATGCCGAAAAAGAAGTCGAAGCCGTTAATAAAGAAGAACCCGTACAAAAAGAAGAAGTCGTAAAAACAGAAGTTAAAATTGAAGAAACTGTTTCTGTAGAAAAATTAGAAGAAAAAGCTATCGAACCTACTGAAAAAAGTAGTTAATAACAAATGTGGATAAAGACAACCCATCCTACATTGGACATGTCTATAGTGAAATAGAGCAAGGTTTCTCTGAAAAAATAGTTAATAAACACTATATATATTTTAGGCATCCAACGATGTCAGAATATTTTACAATTTATTCTAGATATAATAATATTTTAAAAGAGGCTCAATCCAAGGGGATATTGACAGAAAAAGAAAAAATTGAAGAAGCAATCGAATTCGGGGCTTGGGAAGAGGATAAAGAAAAAGAAATATATGTTTTAAAAACTGGAATTAAAAATCTAACTAAAACAAAAAATAAATTACAATTACCCTCGCAAAAAGCCGAAATAGATAGGTTAATAAAAACTAAAGAGGCCATCTTACTTACTTTTATAAGAGAGCGTCAAGGCATCTTAAATTATACGGCTGAAGAATATGCCTCTAACAGATTTACAGATGAAATGATTTTTACTTATTTATATAAAAGTAAAGATTTAAAAGAAAAACTGTTTAATAATATTCATGAATATAATGACATATCTGATGATGAATTAAATAATATTAAAATAGCCTACAATACATATTCTGAAGATTTAACAGATTATAATATTAAACTTGTTGCAGCTTCGGGGTTTTTTCAAAATATGATTTTTATTGGCGATCAATCAAATAGTTTTTGGGGGAAGCCCGTTATCAAATGCTCTAAATATCAAAATGATTTACTTGTTTATGGAAAGATATTTAAAAATGTAATTAAAAATAAAGCGGAAACTGGAGAGTCAATTAAAGAAGATATTTTGAATGATCCTAAATTGTTTTTACATTGGCTTGATGATCAAAATAAAGCTCAGTCGAAATTTGGCGGTAAAAATAAAGGTGGGTCAAATATGGTTACTAGTCTTGTTGGGGCGACTGCCGAAGATTATAAAAAAATGGGTATTACTGTAGAAAAATTTAAAGGGAAAAGTATCTTAGACTTAGCTGCTGAAAAGGGTGGAGTTTTAGAAAAAAATGATTATTTGAAAGTTCGGGAAAATTCATAAAAAAAGTGTAAATAATAAAATAGGAAAAAGGATTTTACACTGATATGGCTGCTATTAATATTGATGTAGGTGCAAATACAAGACAAGCTGAAAAAGACATTCAAAAGCTTGTTAGTAAAAATTATACTCTCAACCTAAAAACAAAAGGTACTCAACCACTAGGTAGAATTACTGGTGAAGTTAATGAATTTACAAAATCTCTAGACGCTTCTAACGCTCGTGTTATTGCATTCGGAGCTAGTGCTGGAATTATATTTGGCGTGCAACGTGCTTTTTCAGCATTGGTTCAGTCAACTATTGATGTTCAAAAATCTTTACAAGACATTAATGTTATATTAAATGTATCTTCACAACAATTAAATAAATTTGGTTCTGAGTTATTTAATATAGCAAGAAATACTGGTCAAAGTTTTGGAGAGGTCGCTAAAGCAGCAACAGAATTTTCTCGTCAAGGTCTTGGTGTTGAAGAGACGCTAAAAAGAACTAGCGATGCTTTAATTTTATCTAGATTAAGTGGACTAGATGCGGCTAAAAGTGTGGACGCTTTAACGGCTGCGGTAAACTCATTCGCAAGTCAGGCCGCTACCACAACAGAAATTGTTAATAAGTTTGCTAATGTAGATGCAGCATTTGCTGTAAGTTCTGAAGATTTAGCTGAAGCAATTAGTCGTGTTGGTAGTAGCGCGGCACAGTCAGGTGTTTCATTAAATGAACTTATTGCTATTGTCACGTCTGCACAGCAAACGACCGCTCGTGGTGGTGCTGTTATTGGTAACTCTTTCAAAACAATTTTTACAAGACTACAAAGAGGTAAGGTCGTAAATTTATTGGAAAGTTTAGGGGTTGATAGTACTGATGCCAGCGGTAATATCAAATCTACCATACAATTATTACAAGACTTGGCAAAAGTATATGATAATTTGGGAACATTACAACAAGCAGAGGTTGCAGAAAAAGTTGGTGGTGTTTTCCAAATTAACATTTTAAAAGCCGCTCTTGCAGACTTAGGTAAAGAATATTCAACTTATAATAGCGCTCTTCAAGTTGCAGCTGGTTCTACCGACCAAGCTATAAAAAGAAATGAAGAATTAAATAAAACTTATGCCGCCCAACTAAACGCCTTATCTGAAAACGCAAAACAGTTAGGTGGAAATGTTGGGACTCGACTTTTAGGGCCAGTATTTGATAGAACGGTTGGAAATGCAAATGAAATTTTTAAAGGTATTAATGCTAGTGATGGTCAAGGTATTGGCGCAACGCTTGGAAAAGGAATTCTAGATGGCCTAGGTCAAGTAATTGCAGGTCCTGGTTTAGCTTTAGTAGGCGGGATATTTATAAAACTATTTGCTGATTTTAGTAAATATGCAGCTGGAAGTGTTAAAGACTTACTTGGTTTAAATAATGCAACAAAACAACAGGCTGATTTGCAAAAAAGTGTTAATGAAATTTTATCTCGAAATCCCGCTTTAATACAGCAAATGGGACAAGGGACTGCTGGGGTTAATAAACTTGCAGAAACATTATTAAATACATTAAGGGCTCAAACAACTGAATTACAAAAACAACAGCAAATCGCCGGACAGGTATCAGCTATTTTAGCAAAAGGCGGTGTTAAAGTAACAGGTGGGGTGCCTATCGCCCCTACCCCCGGAAAACCTGGAAAAGCCGCTGGTTATATTCCAAATTTCGCATCTGATAAATTAGTAGAAAAATATACTGCAATTTCATTAGGTGCTACTTCATCTGTACGTCCACATATGTCACAAGGCACGATTGGCGGCAAAAAATTCGTAATGAATAATCAGGAAGTTGAATTTCCTGGTATTGGTAAGAATGGCGATTCGATGGTTCTCCCAACATATGGTGATGGGCCTAGAATAGCAGCAGCTGGATTTATTCCAAATTTTGCTGGCGGTGCTAAAATTAATGCTGATTTTACAAAGTTAGACAGTAAACAATTTATTGGCAAATATGGTAGGTCTGAATATCAAGGTAGAATTGATGCTGCCAAGCAGGGGGTCCCTTATTCTATATATCAGCAACGTTTATTAAAAAATAAATCTGCAAAACAGCAAGAAAAAGATTTGCAAAAAGAAATATCTCGAAGAGGAGTTTTAAACTCTTCTAATGAGTATGCTGTTATCGTAGCTTCTGGACCGAAATTTCAACAGATTCCTTTTAGTAATTTTTTACCAACAAGTAAAGCTTTAGAGCCTTATATTAAACGTGGTTTGGATCCTCAAAAAATGAGTTTTTTAAATGGATCTTTTACTGTCCATGGGTTAGAAGAAACTACGGACGAGCCAGAAAAATCTAAATTTGAAAATATAGTAAGAAAAAACGTTGATATCGCAGGACGCGAAATTACTACATATGTATCCCAGGCTTTTCAGGGCAAAGGAAAGATACAACCACAAGGACTAGGGGGAAAATACAAAGATCAAATATCTGCTTTATCTGGCTTTTTGTTTGAAGATATTGTTTCTGCATTTTTGCCTGGATCAGAATTTGATGCATATTCAAACCTCCCAGCAAATGCAAGATTTGATTTTCCAGGGGCCTCTCCAACTTTAAAGAATCTTTTTGATATAAAAGGTAGTCCAACTGGTATTGAAGCAAAATTAAATGCTGGGTCAAACTTATTAACAAATCCAGGGAACTCTAGTAGCATGCTTAATAAAATTTATAGCATTAAAGGCTTTAACCAACCCAATGCTTTAAAAAAGAGTAAAAATAAAGCTGCTGGGTATATCCCAAATTTTACCTCTACAAATCGTGGGGTTCCAATATCTCAAATTCGAGCACATTTCGATAAAAATGGAAATCCGATTGCTGTTACAAATATTCGTGATGAACCTAATGGTCTAAAAGACGCAATTGGAAGAGAGCGCAAAGGTATCGGGATGGCATCTTCTGGTTTTATTCCAAATTTTGCAGAAGGGTTTAACGCAGAAACATCTGCAACTGCGGGCTTAGAACAAGCAAGCGCTAGCCTATCTAGTACTATTAGCGCATTAGCAATTCAATTGTCTTCGTTGGTGTTTACATTTCAACTAACTAAAGATGAGTATACAAAAAGTATCAATGACTTAACAGAGTCAAATAAAAAAGCTGGGAAAGCAGCTCCAGGACGTCTGGAAAAAGCTAAAGCATTTGCAGGGGCTAACGCTCTTGGGTTAACATTTGCAGCTCCAATTATTGGCCAAACAATTGCACCATTTGCAAAGCAGTTTGCTACAGAACGATTTGGTGCGCAAGCTGGTAGAGCTACGGAAGCAGGTATTACTGGAGGAACAAATGCTTTAGCTTTAACTGCTGGGGCGAGCCTTTTAAAAATTCCTGCAATTACAAAGGGTGCTTTAGCTATAGGTACGATTTTAACAGCTGTAGGTATTTTCAAAGAACTCAATACATCTCTACCAGAACTAACAGAGGCTTCAATAAAAGCAAGCACATCTTTTACTCAATTTACAGAAGCTGCAGGCCGAATTCGTACAGCCTCAGAAAGAATTCAAGAGCTAAGATTTTCTGGAGATAGAAAAGGTGCCGCAACAGAACAATTAAAACTTGAACAAGAATTATTAAAAACAGAATTTAATACACCACAACTTCAAGCAGAAGCTGTGTCAAGCCTACGAAATTTAAATTTTAAAAGTTTAGAAAAAGTTTTAAATGAAAACACTCAGGCGTTATTAAAAAATAAAGAAGCAACCGAGGCTAGAGAAAAAATTACATCCGAAATTGAAGCCGGTAAATTTGCAGAAGCTGGCAAAACAATATTTAATCAAACTCAGCAAGCATTTTTAAAAGGACAAATAGATTCGGGTACAAGACAAGATTTTAATTTTGGAAAATATGGAACTGATATTAATAAGGTTATTAGTGATTTAAATCGTCTTCAACAAAGAGGAAATCCAAAAGAAGGTCGCGGACAACTTAAACAAAATATTATTGATCAGCTTGCTAATATCCCAGGGCTTGATTCTCTGCAAAAAGCTTTATCAGATGGAAGTTTTTCAGCAGAAGAAGTTAAAAAAGCCTTAGACGCCGCAGTTGCAGCAGCAAAAGAGGTCGAAAAAGTAGAAAAAGAAATTGCAAAATTAATAAAAGATGGCGGTCCTTCGGCACAGGGAATCAAAGACTCTTTAGATAACGCGCGCACCGCTTTTGCAGAATTTGCAACTAGCGCGTTCGATGCTGTTAAGTTGCAATCTCAACTCAACGATGTTATAAAAAAAGCAGCTAGCGCTGTCAAGATTAATAATCTTACAAATCAATCAGATATATTTGAAACTTTAGGCGCAACAGATTTAGCAAGACAGTTTGATATTGAGGCTGAAGTTGGTAAAATACAATCAGATTTTTCGGATAGTATTTCCGAACCGCTTCGGGCATTAAATGACGAGTTAACAAAAATACAATTTGGAAAAATTGAACAAGGTTTACAACCAAGCTTAGATAAAAATAATGTTGAAAAAGGTTTAAAAGATGCTCAAGCCGCTTCTATTGAAAATATTAATAATCTTATAAAAACTATAGATAGGAGCCCAATAGGAGAAGGAGATTTGAAAGAGAATGGTATCGATAGTTTAATGAAATCTATTACAGATTCTGAAGACTATAAAAATATTATTCAAAATGCAAATGAAGAAGAATTAAAACAATTACCATCTTTATTACAACAAGTAGTTTCGGCTACATTGAGCGCTAAAACCGTTCAAGAACAACAATTAAGAGTTTTAGCTCAAAATAAAACTGCGGAATTAGTTAAGCAGTTAATCCAAGCTACTCAAAAAGCTTTTGGCGGTTTAGAAGGGTTTAGAAATGCTGACCCAAATGACGCTTTTGGTCAAAGCCTTTTTGATTTAAGAGAAGGTATTGCGGATGTTAAAAATATAAGAGCTGGCGGGCCAGTTGGGCCAGAAGGAAATATTGAAGAAGGTCGCGCATTTTTAAAAATTGCTGATTCTATAGCTCAAGTTCTTGGTAGGTCAACTCAAGATATATTAAACGCTCCTGGCGGGGAAGAATTTAGAGGCGAAATAATTTCTGGAATGACAACGGATCTAGATAAACAAATAAATTTGTTCTTAACTAGTTTAAATGGTCTTGGCGAGGGTGCTGATAAAGCTCGTTCTTTATTTCTTCGTTTGCTGGGAGAGCAATCTAGCGTTGATTTAGTTGGTAAAAGTGGAGATGAATTAAACAAAGCTATACAACAAGCGGCTCAAAACATTGCAGCAATACGTGTGGCTGATTCTGAACGTTCTCAAGAAATAGTAACTGGGCTTAGGGCACGGGCTATTGAAACATTTTCAAAAATTCCTGGTGTTGACCCAAAATTTCTTGAAGCTCTACAAAAATCTCCAGAAGGTGGGTTTGATATTCAGCAAGAACTATATTTGGAAACCGCAAGTCAAACTCAAGTATTAAGAGAGATTCTTTCAGCAATACAAAACCCAAAAACACAAACAAGTTCGACTCAACAGCCAGTAACTACAAATGCGGCAGGATTCATTCCAGCTTTTGCTAAAGAACGTGGCGATATCAAAAAAGGCGTTGGTGGGGCAAGGGTTACTGACTATCCAATGTTTGTGCCAAATTTAAATGGTTCTCCAGCTGTTGTTAATAGTGGTGAAAAGTTAGTTCCCAATTTTGCTAATACTGGTCAGACCGCAGTATTGACCAGAGAGATGCAAAAAACAATGAATATGGCTAAAGGATTTATTCCAAACTTTGCCAATCCAATACAAGCCGTCGAAGATATGCGTAAGTATTACGCTTTTATCCAAGGGAACATGCGCGATAAATGGGCTCAAATGAACAACTTTAAGTACGGCCAAAGTGGCCCCGCTGGTTTATCTATGGCGTACAGTAAAGGGTTTATACCGAATTTTGCAATTCCAAAATTCTTAAAAAAAATTCCATATATTGGAATGGCACTTACGGGAGCGGATGCGTTTTCAGATTATCGAAACAAAACTGCGAGAGGTACAGACTCTACAGAAGCTGCAGTTAGAGCGGCTTTAGAAACTGGTTTAGGTTATGGCGGGGGAATTATGGGTGCAAAATTAATGGGTCTTTTTGGGTTACCTACTGGGCCAGGAGCTTTCGTAGCTGCAGGCCTTGGTTTTTATGGTGGATATGAAGCTGGCTCTATGGCTGGTAGAGGTATTGGTGACTTAATATATGGTGGACCAGAATTATCTAATGAAGATTTAGATTTTACTGGCATACAGCCGAGAGAAACTGCAAAACCACCAGCCGCGAAACCAGCTGCGAAACCAGCTGCGAAACCAGCTGCGAAACCAGCTACGAAATTAGCCGCTGAAGAAAAGAAATCTGTTAAACAATTAGAAGAAATAAAAAAAGACAAACAAGAAGAAGTCAAGAAAAAAGAAGACAAAGCGAAACAACGTGCCGATGAGTTAAGAAATAATATGTTGCGTTACGAAATGGGCGCAGAAGCTAGATTTAGACAATATAACCCCGATGGCGAATATACGGGCGTGACAGATATTTATGGTCCTGGTGGTGGTTACGAAAAAGATAGCGTAATTGCGGCGACAAAAAGCGATTTATCAAAAAGAATCCAAGAACTTAAACAGCGCAGAGAAGAAGCAAAAGGTTTTCCTGGTAGCGATCAAGTTGGCGTTGGCATATCAAGACAAATCGTGCGTTTACAAGAGGCTTTAAATAAAACTCTAAGAGAATCACGCGCGTCTCAATATCGTGGTTCGGTAATTGAGGGCGCGGCGGTTCAAACTTATATAGGACAATCAAGTTTTAGACAAAATGAATTATTATTTAATGGCAAACCAATACAAAATCCCCAAAACGTATCAAGAATAGTTACTGACGCCAGTGGTCAAGTTCGTGGTTTTGCTAGAAATTACGGTAATGAACCAGAAGTCGCAGAAGTTATTGCTCGTAATGGTAGTGCGTTAGAAGTAGAAAAGGCCATGATAAAAGCTAGGGAGCGTATAAGAGCAGGGCGTACGCCAGCAGGACCTAGACCATCTATACCTATTGATCCATCGAAACCAGCACAAACAACAGCGCCAATGCCAGTAACAACAGCAGCTATTGAACGTGGAAGGACAGCTGGAAGTAAAGGCGTTGGACTTATTGACGGTCGTCCAGCCCAAGAAGTTTTAGCAGAAGGTCGAACAAACCGTCCATCTGATCCGGCTTATGATAGAGCTATGATTGCTGCTGGTCTTGATCCAAAAACTGGCGCCCCCATAACTTCTGCGCAAGCGAGATCAAAACCAACGATACCTATTGATCCATCGAAAGCAGTACAAACAACCGCGCCAACGCCAGTAACAACAGCAGCCCCAAGAAATCCACAAGCAATAGTTGAAGAACAATTGGCTAGAGCCCCTGCGGCACCTCCTGCGCCCCCTCCTGCGCCAGCGGCTCCAAGAAACCCACAAGCAATAGTTGAAGAACAATTGGCTAGGGCCGCGCAAGTTTCTGCCGGATTAACAACAAGTCTTGGTTTAAATATGGGCGAAGATGGCAAAAAACCTTTTGGGGCACAGCCTTCGTCGCCAAAAGTATCAATAGATCCATCTGAATTTGTTGATACAAAAAGTGATTTGGCAAGAGTTACTTATAAATCAGCTGACATGAGAGACCCTAATCGTGGAAATACTGTAGTATTTAATAGACCGCCATCTATCGGGACCGTTTTTAATGAAGCTACTAATTTAAATCAAGCTCCAGATCCAAATTTAAATATGAATGATCAAATATCAAATTTTGATAAAGCCGTACAATCTATGGGCGGTTTTGCACCAATTGATAGAAGGCAAAGAGAAATTATTGATTTTATTTTATCTCAAAACGCATCTGCAAAAACGCCATTTACAACGGTAGAAAATGTTCCTGACAATATTATTAAATCAAGAAATCCATTAGCAGATCCAAGAATGCTTGATAGTGTTGGTTCCGAATATAATGTTAGAGACAAATCAGAATATTTAGCTGAAAGAAGTAGTACTTTAATGGGCGTTTTATCAAAAGGAATTAGCGCTGGTGAAATTTCTTCGGAAGAACTTGAAACAGGTCTTGGAATTAAACGTGAACAAGCTGCTCAATATGTAAAAGAAATACAAGATATAGATAAAAAATTAAAAGAAGCTAAAACATTTTCAAGAGGTTTTATTCCAAACTTCGCACCAAAGTTAGACCCGAAACAACTTAAAGATGCCGTTGACGCAGAAAGAATGCAAGCCCCTCCAGGCGCAATACCAGCCCTTGGTTTTAATAAAGGTAATCCAAATCAACCTTTTATTTACGATGCTAGGACCCAAACAGAAGAATCTGCTTTAAGAGATCACGGTGGCTATAAAAAAGGATATCAAGAATCAAAAGGTCGAAGAAACGACGATCCTTTTGGAAACAATATGGTTGCGAACTTAGCTTATAATAAAAAAAGCAATAGATCGCAAAATACCTCTCCAGTATTTAATATTAATTTTAGCCCACAAAACACAACAACATATTCAGAAGGTTTCGTACCCAATTTTGCTGATCAAAAAGGTATTGATTATGATAAAATGATGAATGAAATGAAAAATGATATGGAAAAACGTTGGCAACAAGCCGTACAATCTATACAGCCAATTAAAGAAGTTGTTTCAGCTGGTCAAAGAAATGGCACGTTGCCATATAACAAACCTAAATTTATGTCTACGAGCTTGAAATTTTAAAAATGAATATAGACAAGGCAAAAGGTATTAGTTTTACGAAGCGTTTTGAGTATTTAGGAGATAATGCTCTTCTAAAGCGCGTATTGGATATATCTGTTGAATGCGAATCTTTAGGTTCAGATATTTCAGCGGTTCATGGAGTTATTGAAAGCTTATCCAACGAAGCTTTTGTATCAAAAGGAACTTTAAGAGAAAATATTACAATAAATGGTACTAGTTTTGGAAATGGTTATGTTCAGTCTATTGATGCGAACCCAGAAGGTCCTGACCAGCAAAGAAAAACATATACAGTTAATATAGTTATTGAAGAAGAGGGCGAGCTTGATAAAGCAATACAAGGTATAAATTTACAAGACACGCTTAAAATTGAATCAATTTCAGAAAATTATAATATTTCAAAAGATAAAAAAATAAATAATTTTTCTCACGAAGTTGAAATAAAATTAAATCCAGATAATAAATCCGAAACATTTCAAACCGCTAAAAATATTGCGGACGCCATATACAAAGACACAACAAAATTAGAAGTTTTATTAAAGTCTATCCAATTTCCAGCAAGTTTTACTCAAAAAAAATTCAAAGAAACAGATTTTGATTCTGTTTCTTGCGCTTATAGATCAAACCAAAATTGGATAACTTACGATGACAACACTAGAAATACCGATCCAGATATTTTAGCTTCTTTTCAAAATAGGTTCGAGTTTGTAGAAAATGGTTTTGCAAATATAACACTTACCGTCGAAGCTGTAGGAAACAGTGATGGAGATCTTAATACACGTTTTGACATAGCAAAACAATTTGTTACAAGCCAAGAACAGGCATTAAAAGACGCGGCAGAAACAATTTTTACTGCATTTATTGATACTGGAAAATTACAAGGTGAAAAACAAGAGTTACAAAAAACTCCAATTTCTAAAACATTACTTTATTCAAGAAATGAAGCAAAAGCCAGTTTAACTCTAGTGCTTACTAATAATCTAGAAATTGATGAACAAAAAAAATGCATAATTGAATATAGTAATACAGAATCTTTAGATGGTGCGGTAATAAATGTTTCAGAAGAGGGGACCGTTTCTGGCTTACTGGATACTCCAAATACTTATTCAGATTCAATTACTAATGGAACCCCAAAATATGACGTAGCAAAAGCCGCTTTTGATCAAATTAAGAATGAAATAAAACAAAGATGCGATAATTTTTCTTCTAATAACGCTGGTAGTACTTTTAAAATAACAAGAAAATCTGAAACGCACGCCTATAACGAGGGTGCAATAAAATATTCTTATACTTATTCGAACGACAAGGGTTTATTGTATAATGATGAGAATGACAACTCAACAATTATAAGAAGACAATCTGAACAAATTTCTGAAGAACCAATTGAAAACTTAGATACTTTTGCTGTTTATACTCCTATTGGAGAAGATAAATTTCAAATTTTACAAGAGCATCCAAATAAAGTTTTTAAAAGAGAAATTAAAACAATTACACGCTCTGTGTTGTCTACAAAAAAACTCAATGAAATTTTTCAAGCGGCAAATCTAAGCGTTGCAATAGTCCAAAATTCTATGTTAGAAAATTTAAATATAAAATATTCTTCTAGTAATAGACAATTAGTTTCAACTCAAACCATATTAACATTAAAATAATGACTTTCGGAGGAATAAAACTAGGTAATCAAGATCCATTCGTCGGGATTAGAGATGAAACTGTAATATATGGCGGTAAATTATATTCAGTAAGACGGTTTTTAATACAAGGAAAAATTGTTTTAGATAAAGATAATTGTCAAAAAAATATATTGCAAGAAATAAATAAATTTTCAAAAACTATGGTTGCGGGCTTTCAATCTTTAAGTGCTGGAGGTTTTTCTGCTGAAAAGGCTCGCTGTGAATCTTTTAGTATATTAAATTCAACTGTTTTCGGTGCCGAATATAGTGCCGAGTTTTTAGCTTATCCAGATAATTGGTTTTCTGATATAGTTCGGGTTGCAGATCCAATTGATAATATTAGCGTGATTGAAAATAAAGATGGGTCTATTTCTGTTAATAGGCGAGTTTCTGGAAGAGGAATCGCTGACGCCCCAGGGCAAGCTATTGAAAAAGTAAAAACATGGATAACGAGTTTAAATTTAGAAACGATTCCAGACAATATTGAACTACTTTTACCAGGAATGGGTTCGCCACCTTCAAATATCAAACCTTTATCTTTTAGACAGGTAGTTAATAGGTTAGATGGTTCTATAAGTGTTGACGTTGAATTTAAATACAATCAAAATTCACAATCTAGTACATTTTTAAATGTTTCAATAGAATCTTCGGAAGATAAAAAAGCTGGAACAACTTTAATTACAGTTCAAGGCGCTCTATCTGGACCACAAGATATGACAATTGAAACACTGCGAGACGAATTTAAAAAAATTCCGATTGAGAAATATGCCGCAGATATAGGTTCTAATGGGCAAACTATAGATCCTAGGGCTATTAATTTTTCTGTTGACGAAGACGAGTTAAATAATACGATAACTTTTAGTTATACTTTTAATAATATTATTATAGATAAATTAATTTTATCAGAAACAACTGCTGATCATGATGTTGTAAATGATATAAGAACAGTTAGCGTGAATGGTACAGCGACGTTTCAAAAAAAACATCAAAAAGAACGAAAAACAAACATAAGTCAATTAAATAGCTTCGACCCGCCTTTAAATGAATCATGCCAAACAGAGTATACTAAATATTTTCCGAATGTTACCCCGCCCCCTGTTTTTACACTGCCTAAAAGTTCCTCAATTACAACAAATAGCGCAAGTTTTTCAACAAATTTTAATGTTTCATTCGATGACTCTTCTTTAATACCACAAAATTTACAAGGTCAAGTTTTTAATTTTGAATATAATATTGATTATACTCCATCCATACCAATAAAAAATCCAATTCAATTTCTTGACGGTTCTCAAGGTTTGATAAATGTTAAAGCTAAAACAAGGGGTGAAATATCTATTCAAGGTACAGCTTTATCTGAAAACGAGGGAATACAAGAGGATGTTTTAGCGGCAGCGGCATCCATATATACTGAACTTAAAAACTCTGAAAATTTTGCAAATGAATTTTTAGTAAAAAAAACTTGTTCGATGACAAAAGATACCACTGTAAGATATGATTTTGAATTACAGTATTCAGCAGAAACAAAATTATATGGAGGTTAATTATGAATAAAATTGAAGATAATCTATATTTTATACAGTTTGCCCGTCCAGATATTTATTCTAAATTAGTTTTAAGATATAACTTTTTAGAAACCGGGTCTACTATAAAAAATAATGGAATTAATTCTGGGCGTTTATCTGCAAATATAATTCCTTTTCCTTATGAATTATGGTCAACAAGTGGTCGTGGATATTTTTCTGGTAATTACGCAAGAATAACTGGTATAAATAATTTTATAAATTATAATGATTCTACTTTTATTATAGATTTTGAAAAAATAAGGGTTGGATCTAGTACTTTAATATCTAGTATTACAAAAGATAATATTTTACAATATAATGAAGATGGTAGTACTTACTTTATAAATGTTAATCAAGGTTTTGAATTTGGTGTTACGGCTAATAATAATCTTTATTTTGAATATTTTGAACCATCTGGTTCAAGAGTTTTTGTTCAAGAGTCTAATTTATCAAATAAATCTAGTGTATATTTAAATATTTCTAATAACACTGTAAATTTTGGCTACTTTAATTTTGTTCAAAATTCGGTAATTAATTCTAATTTTAATATTAATTCAAACTTTATATACAATCCAAAAAATTTATATATAGGATATAACCCTGAGTCAATTAATTCATATAATAATAATCAACCATTTTTGGGGTATATCGATAATTTTATTGTGGGTTCTGGATTATTTAATCGAGAATTACCTTTTATTTATACAGGCTTTATTCATGATACTTATGCGTCTGGAGGCGCTTTAGCGTCAGGTCTTGTGACGGGAATCACAGGACGAAGATATGAAATTACTGGAAGCGGATTATATATTACAGGTTTTCAAAGAACTGCAACAGGTGTTATATATGATGATTGGGGTTTTCAGACAGTTGGATATACTAATAGCCCATTATACGGTTTAAGACCGTTATATGGCTTTACTCTTCTTACCGGTTCATTTTTTCAATTTTTTAATGAACCTTTAACGATTTCTTTGAAAAGAAATTTGAATAAATTTAATAATTATAACAAAGATTATATAAAATTTACAACAGATAAAATAAATGACGATTTAATAGAAATTGGTTTAATTACTGGAGATATAAGTAAAATTAATAATAAAAATTTATTTTTATCTCAAAATAGGTTTGATTATGGTTACTATTTACCCAACCGCACTATAGAAAACGAATCTTTATTTATTAATGGGCAATATCAAACGTCTGGAGAACTTATTGATTTAAGTAATTCTTACAATCCAGATTTAATAAGAATTGTTAAAAATGATTATGGCGTAGAAAACGGAAAAATTGTTCCTTTTAATTTATATGGCCAACCATCTTCAGACTCTATTTTTGTTGATTTTAATACCGGGGAAACCGTATGTTATGAAGATCTATATATAGAATCATCTATTTCTATCCCATCGCTATCAAATAGTAGTTTTAATATATTTTTTAATGGGCAAAAATTAACTGAAAATATACATTATAGTATTGATAATAATTATGATTTAAGAGATGAGTTACAGAATATTTTTAATAGTAGGAGTTATAGAAGTAGTAGAATAAATAATGACGAATCTGTAATAATAGTGGGCGATTATTTACAAAATACTGCTAGAGGAGTTGTAGCTATATACACTGGGAATTCAATTCTTGGCTGGAATGTAAAACAAACAATCACTGGTATCCTAAATAATGAATTTTTTGGTAATAGTCTTGCAACTAATAGTAGTGCTAATTTATTGATGATAGGTAGCTTCGGAATAAATAAGGTTTCTATTTATACTGGTGATGCAAATAATGGATGGAAATATAAAAATGATTTACCTTATGAGGAATCTATTGAAATAATTGAGGATGAAGAAATTGAAATTATTTATGATGCTGTAGGATGGTTTGGTTATGCAACTACATCTAATAATGACGGTACAGTTTTAGCAGTTGGGGCTCCTTTTAATAATGATCGAAATGGAACTGTAGTTATTTTTACCGGTGATATAAATAATGGATGGAATTTCAAACAACAGTTAAGTTCAATTAATAATTGTAAGCAAATAGGTAACTCTATGGATACCAATAATGACGGTACAATTTTAGTAGTAGGAGCGCCAAATGATCAGAGTAATTTTACGGGGTCAGCAATTATATATACTGGAAATTCTTTAGTTGGTTGGGGTATTAAAAACATATTAAAACCTAGTACTCAGATTCCTTACTTTGGATGGGATGTCGCATGTAATGGCATGGGTAATGTGTGTGTAATCGGTAATTTCGGGAGTTCTTCTGGTATTTCTATTTATACAGGAGATTTAAATAATGAATGGGTATTAAAACAAGTAATTACTGGTATAATTGGTTCGAGTATTGATATTAATAATAATGGAACAATTATAGCTACAGCAAAAAATGAAGGTGATAGTACTATAATATTTACAGGTAATTTAAATATTGGGTGGGCTTTTCATCAAGAAATTCCTAGCGGTCAGGTTTCTCCATATCATGGAAAACATCTTAGCTTAAATAATGATGGGTCAATTTTTGTACAGGGCGCTCCAAGTTCATCAGTTAACGCTGGGGGGTTAGTTTATTCTTCAAATAACATTACTTTTAATAATTATTCTTTCTATACGGGAATTACTGGTAATTTATGCTTTGTTCCTAAAAATTACGATTATTCATATATAGAAAGTGGAAAGCCTTACTCTTATTCTCCACAAAAATATTACGAAAGATTGTCGGAAATATATGTAAATGGTATAAGACAATCGTATAATGAAGATTATAATGAATTATCAAGTTTAAATCTAAAAACTGGGGTTCTATTTTTAGAACAGTTACCAGATATAATATATAATAATTAAATGTCACAACAAATTACAATTGATAAAATTTCAGTTCCTGGATTACAAGGCGATGATGGTATTATAGACTTTAATTGGCAATTTAATGGTGGTAGTAGTCCAAGTAAATTAAGTGTGACGATTGCAAATAAACTTGGAACTTATAATCCGCCCGAACCTGATTTAGAAAAAGAAGAAACGATTACAGTTGGAGACTTTACATTTAAAGGTTACTTAATAAGTACAGAATTAGACTCAACTACTGAGCAAAAAGTATTAAAATTAGAATATGTTGATAAATCTATAAAATTAGATCAATGGTTTGTTGGCTTAAATACTATACATGGAAAAAGGAGCGCTAACTCTAATCCATCTAATCTTATACTTGTTGGTAAACAGTATCATCCCTGTGACAAAAATTTAGATTCTATTGTGGATTATACAGAAACAAAACTTCAGATTGATCCATGTGACCCATGTCCATTTATGCCGCCAACTAAATATAAGTCAATATGCGATGCGGAAACTACTAACTGGGAAAACTACCCTGTTTACTATACATTTCATAATTTAATTAATCAAATTAAAGCAAAAGTTACAGAAATAATAATTACTTTTGATGCATCTAAAGTATATCTTCCCAAAGCTCAACATGTTGGAAATTTAAGAAATGTCTTAAATAGTTGGATGGATGACCTTGGCTTAACATTTTATTACGATGCGCTAAAAAATGAGTTAAAAATTATTGATAGAACAGTTTTAATTACTAATTCAAAATTAATATCTTATGAAACGGCTAAAAACATAAAAAATGTTACTGATTTAAAATATAAAACAACTTTAGAAGGTACTTATAGTAGAGGTTTTATTGGTCCTTTTAACAAACCTGGGGGTCCTCGTTCATATAGTTGTGAAAATGATACCTATCAAAATTTAAAACCTTTAAGTTTTGCAGAATTATCAACTCTTGATGGAAAATCAAATAATTCAGCCGTACCGAATGCAGTAATAAAAAGTGATTTAGTAGCAAAAGAAATAGGCGTAACTCTTAATTATTATAGCGTAGATTTAAGAAATAGTTTTTTTTGGTTTTCTTATTATGGAATTTTAAATCATAAAGTATTAAACGATAATTATAAAATGTCTGCTGGCTCTTCTAGTTCTTCAGGGTCTTCTAGCTCATCCAATTCTTCTTCTAGTTCTGCGCCATCTAGTAGTTCTTCAGCACCCGCTTCTTCACCAAGTAGTCAATCACCAGGTTCCTCTAACAACGCATCTAATACTAGAACTATTGGGAATACCACGACATCAAGTGATATGACTATTACCGATTCTTATTTTGAAAGTTCCCCAGATAATTATGAAGAAGATGGGAGTCCAGCAACTGAACCTGCTGACAAAAAAACATTAAAATTTTTTGGTGATATGGAAGTTTACAACGTTTTTCATCCAAAACTAATAGGAGAACAGCAAAATAAGTTTTTTTTAATAAGAGATACTTTGATGACACGACAACAAAGAGAATTTTATATGCTTGGCGGTGGCACTCCAGAAGATCCAAAATATTATTTTTTTATTGCGAAAGTAAATGAAGATGGTTGGAGCCAAATGATAGAAACTGAACAAAATTTAGCTACTAATTTTTTAGGAAAACATTTCTACCGTTTATTTTCAACTAATGTTCCCAATAGTAGTAACGCTAAATCAGAATGTAATGTAGAGGGTCCTCCAGAAGATGGTAGCGGTAATTTTATAAAAATTGGTCAAAATATGGATAATATTAAGATTTTTAATTTTGGACATGCGAAACAATCTATACTAGGAAGATTTCTTAAATCAAAATTTAAAGCAGGGCTTAGTGAAAATAAAATCAAACGAGATGAAAGAAAAAATACTCTTCAATCAACGGTAAAAGAAAAAAAACCTGAGATATATTCAACTAAAGGTTTTTTATTATGGGAAAGAGCCAATACGAAATGGCTTCCAGAACTAGAATATGCAACTAAATGGTATCAAACTTTATTCAATTGGCATGGGGATCAATGTTTTAAAAAATTTGGTACAGTTGATGGCAGGCCGAATTTATTATTCGATTTGTATCCTCAAGCAAAATACGATACAAGTATAAAACTTTTTATAGTAAAAGAGTTAAAAGATTGGAAATTAAGCGCCCAATTAATTGATAAACATCCTAATCAAGAAATAGCAGAAAATCATTATTTAGAAAGACAGGGGGCGGACGGAAAAACGATCTTAGTAAATCGTGGTAAATGGGGCCTTCAATCTTCTTCCTGTATAGAAATTTCTGTACCTGGAATGAAAATTTTTCCCCCAGTACAGTCCTTTAGTGAACAAACCCAAGATATGGCGCAAGCTTTTACTACTCAAGCGAATCTTAGCGACCCTAATCCAAGTTATTTAAATAGTAGTTACACAAAAGGATACAGAGTTTTTGTCAAATGCTCTGATGATATACCTGTTTTTATTCCAAAAATAGAATTAATTAATAGTGTTTCAGTAAAAAATCCAACAAAAGTTTATTCCGTTGATTATTACATAAATGATATTGCAGAAAATTTTCTTAATTTATTTGGTGGAAGTTGTATCCCAAATGAAGCATTATTAGAGGCTTATGTAAAAGATTTAGCTAATATGCAATCTTATTCATATTCAGATCCATTAAAATTTATAAGTTTTAAACTTGCGGGTTTAATTCCTGAAAATTTTAAAGTTGAAGAGGGATTATCTTCTTTAAGTTTAATTATTTCAAGTGATGGCGTTTTTACACAGTATGAATTTAGTGATAAGTTATTTCAACCGCCCGGAATGGGTACTTCTTTATCTAGTTTACTAGATAAATATATAAAACCAGTTAGTATGGGCGGGGGCGTTGGCGCGGGTGGTAATTATCAAATATTAAAAGATTTATATACCAGAACCAGTCAAAGAACTAGTAATACTAAAGTATTAACTTTATGACAATTTCTGGCATATTTTCGAAAAGTATATATCCACAAAATAAAATTAGTTGGAATTTAAATTTGCTACCCCAAGAAGTAACTGGCAATCAAAATTTTAATTTTTATTTTTCTGGAGAAAACCAGCTTTTACATATTTTTAATTTAAAAAATAATAAAATTTATAATAAAAACAATTATCTTATTGGTAATTATGCTGGTAACGAAAATATAAATTTTTCCGGTAATATAGGTCAAAATTATTTTGACTTATATAAAAATAATAGTCTTCTTTATGGAGCTGAAAATAAAAACGATTTTAGTCTATCTTCTTTTATTTTAAGTGGTAATCCTAATTTTATTGATGTTAATAATTTTATAATTTATGGGAAAAGACCCGTATTTTTTATAGATACTTTTAAAGAATATATTTATCAAAATACCAACATACCAATAACTATTTTTAATAATGGTTCCAGTGTTATAAATGTATTTTCGGGATTTTTATCAGATAATAATTTTTTTCTCAATTTACCAAATAATTTTTTAATTAATCCTTCTAGCTCTGGTTCTTTTAATTTAGTTAATACGGGCTTAATAATTGGAACTTCTTCCTTACCAATTACTCTATATACAAATATAGGAGTTTTAAATTTTGATATTACTGTTTCTGGTTTTATATTAGAAACGCCAGAAGACCAAATTCAATATCTTTCTTTTGGGCCGGAACAAGATAATATTGCTAACAATAATACTGTAAATTATATTTTATCTTTTTACGATGAAAAAGATATTGAATTATCTATTCAGTTAAAATATATTAGTGGTTTTACTGGGGATTATTTTATACCAATAGAAAGAACTGCTTTTTTAACAAACCAAACTGTATCTGGTTTTATAGAAGGGAGCGGTTTTTTATATGGAAACGTATCGGGGTTGGTTAGCGGATTCAATACGCTAAGAAATTATTATGAATACGGAACAGGCTCTGGAATTGCAAGCTTTTTTAGAATTGCAGATGATCAATATATAGAAAAAAAATATGATAAATTAGCTTCTGGGATAGGAGACATATATTCATTAACAAATATTTCAGCACGGGGTAGTAAGGGTAATATTTTATTTAGTGGGTTTATAAATTTTCAAGGTGGTTTGTTAACAGGTTTTTATTCTGGTTTGGTAACAGGTGTCGTGCCAGATGCTAAAAGAGGTTGGTATCTTAATAGTAGCGGTAATTTTGTACCACCTCCAATTAGTGAATCAGCTTATAACGCTATCTGTTCTTCAAATTTAAGTAATTCTATATGTTCCCAATATTCTTTTGACTATGATTATGAAACTGCTACAAGAACTGGTTTTGCAACAAAATTTTTTCGGTATACTGGCGGATTATTTTTATTTTTTGACCAATCTGAGTATGAAACTATCAGATTAGTATCTCCGCCTCTTTCTCCTACGGGGAATGTTACTGGATTTTTTAAAATTACTGGGGGGGCTTTAGCAACTGGGGGAAGAACAAGCGGTAAACTTATCGGAGATTATTTACTAAATTTTGAACCTGGTAAATGGACTATTTTTAAACCTTATGTTGGAATAATAACTGGAGAATCTTTTTTATTTTGGAATCAAGATGGGGCAGGATTTAATCCTGTCGATGGTTCAGTTGTTCTTAATAGTTCTACTGGCTTTTTCGATGGTATAGCTTCAACAGGTTTAAATATAACTTTTTGTGATCCTAAAATTCCGGAAACTATAGAAATTAATGAAATCCCATCTTTTGTTACTGCTAATCAATGTTTTAAAGATGATACAACTTATAATTTCCAATATACTGGATATATATTACGACCAATTTCTGGGGAAGAAGAAAGATTTTTTGAAAATAGTTATTTTCAACTTATAAGTGGGAACTATCAATTATATGACGGACATCCAACCGGCGGTAGAACAAGAATTTCCAGATTAGGGGAAACGCCATCTGGTAGTGGAAAATTTTATCATCTTTTTGATGTTCCCAATGTAAAATTAGAATTTGAAAGTGGCTTTTTAAGCGGTTTAGATCCAATTTTACAACCAATTCCTAACAATTATAATGGCGGGGGTTGGGAAGAAACATTAACAACATTAGAACCATTTACCATATTTGACACTGGTATAGTGCCTTCTATTACCGATATTAGTATAGAATCTAATTTATTATACCCATGTGACCCAACAATTATTTATTTTACAATAGATAATCCAGATTTTTATTTTATTAATAATTCAAGTATTACGAACTGTTGGTCGGAATGTTTTTCAAACTGGCCTAAAAAACAATATTCTGTTGAAAAATCCGGTTCAATTACTTTTATAAATAGTCAAAACCCAATCTTTTCAGGAGATAATTTTAATTACGGTTTAGAATTTCAAATATGTAATACACAAAATTTTGGGCAGAAAATGGTAAGATTATTATATTTAAACCCATCTATTATACCAAGTATCCGATCTTCTGTTGGTGATCAAATATTAATTTTAGGGAATAATAATTATAACGGCACATATTACATTAATTCTGTAAATTATTTTAATAATTTTAGAGATATAAGATTAGGGTTATCTTGCGAACCGCCACGAATATGTAACAGTTTTTCGATAGGAACTAAATTATGGGTATATGATGAGGTTTATAATATTGTTGATCCAAATTGGTGTAGAGTTTTTTCTAGTTCGTCGAGTAGCTCGTCGAGTAGCTCGTCGAGTAGCTCGTCGAGTAGCTCGTCGAGTAGCTCGTCGAGTAGCTCGTCGAGTAGTTCGTCGAGTAGCTCCATAATTAATAATTTGGCTACAGTATACGATATTAATAGCGATCAATGTTCTTATTCTATTGCTGGTGAGTTTAGTGGATTTCAAACTGAAGATTATTTGTATCCAGCAAATAGATTTTTAAACTTAAAAGATTGTCTTAATAGTGGTAAATTTATTCCAAGCTTACCTTTTGAATGTACTAGCGGCGAATTTGATCCTGATGATGATTTCCCATTTGAAAGAGTAGTTGATACAACTTACTATTATAGATCTAACTGGAACAAGAGTTTAAATATAAGTTCTGGTGGTCAATATATACTAACAGTTAGAAATGGTTCGGAATTATTAATTTCGCACGATTATGGAAAAACATGGTTTCAACCAGATTATAATTATAAAGATATAGATGGAACTATTATACATCCTAAAATGTCATTTCCTAATTATATTCCTTTTACAAATATGAAATATACTGCTATGAGCAGTAATGGACAACATATGGCGGTAACAGGACCTTTCGGTGTATTCTTTGTTTCAAATGATTATGGAATAACTTGGGCTAGAAAAAATCTTTCAGATGTTTCAAGATGGGGGAATTTTCCATTTAACGATATTACTTTTTCTGATAAATTTTCTTATGGCCCAGTAGATATAAGTGATAACGGAAGATTTATTACTACATCTGTTTCTGATTATTTTGTTTGTACTGGGGATTTATCTCCTAATAATTGTATTAATTATTATGGATTATTATTTAGTCTCACAGGAAATATTTGCGTGTCCTCAAATTCTGGCGAAACTTGGCGATATAAAGGAGTTCGTGGGTATTCTCCCATAGCTGAAAGTAATTCATGGGCTAGTATAAAAATGAGTAGAGATGGTCAAAATCAAATTGCAGTATGTGAAACTGCTGATACTGGTATCGGTGGAGTATTATTATCGGCCAGGGCCAATAGAAGATGCCCACCAATTTTTGTTTCAAATAATTATGGTGTAACTTGGTCGCCAAAATATCTAACTAACAGAGTTGGCCAAACTGCATATACTTTTGATTGTGGTTCCCCATGTGGTGCACTTGTATCTGAACAGTATCAACCACCATGTCCTGATGATAATTCGGCAGCCCCGCCAGATGGCTATACTGGTCATGGTAGAATGTGGGCTTCAGCTGCAATTTCAAATGATGGTAAAACAATGTTTGCCGGAGTACTTTCTGCTGGAAGAATATGGGATCCAACTCAACCAGGAGGGTACGCTAATGGTTATAGTAGACGTCCAGACGCTAGAAAAGAAATGGGTCTATATGTATCTTATAATTCTGGAAAAACATGGAATCAATATTCAGACCCATTTAATAATTTTGGTGGTAATACATATTATGGAAAACTTAATTCTTTTGATATTAATTTATCAGGACCTGTTACAGATATTGTATTGTCTCCTCCGCCAGCTCCATGCTGCATTAGAACTTTAAAATCTATTTTTACAGGAAATCCGGGCACCTTCCAAAACAGTGTCCCAACATTTTTATATCCTGGCAATCATAATAATCGGACTATAGATCTTAGGCTTACAAATGAATTTAGAAATTATTCAAAAATAATATCTAGTTATGATAATAAATATTCAATATGTCTAATTAAGAACGGTCCTATGATTATGAGTTCTAATTCTGGCAATAATTTTGAGATTGTAGAAATTCCTTCAAGTTTTAATTTACATAAAGCAATCACAGAAAAAAAATTATCTTTAGAAGAATCATCATCAGAACAATGGTTAAGCAATAATAGTTCTTTCTTAAAAGACGGATATAGTATTGATACATCCTATTCGGTCTATACTGACCAAAAAGTAATTTTACTAGGGCGTGGTGATTTAAACACTTGTCAACTCTATTCACGTGATTCGCGTAGTATTAATTATTTAGGTTTAATAAGAAGCTTTACAGGCCCTGTCTTAAATTCTGAATTTGGGTATTCTGTAGCTACGCACCCAACAGAACAAATTATTTTTATAGGGGCCCCAAATGATTCGAATCGTGGCGCCGTTTATGTATATGAAAATATAAATAATAATTGGATTCTAAAACAAACATTAACTGGTAGCTCTAATAGTAGATTTGGGCACAGTATATATTTTGGTAAAAATAATAAGAATGATTTATTTGTAGGCGCTCCTAAAGACAGTGATAATAGTTTAAATCAAGGTGCCGTTTACTATTATACAGGTAATTCTGTTAGTAATTGGGGTTTTAAGCAAAAATTATCTTCTACAGTTAATAATGGTAATTTTGGTTTAAATTTACAAACTAATTTTTCAGGAGATGTTTTAATTGTTGGTGGTACTGGTAATTTAAATACTGGTTGTTTAGTTTATAGTTACAATAATAATAATAATACATGGTCTTTAAAAAATAGTTTAACTGGAAGTTTTAATAGTAGATTTGGAAATAGTATTTCAATGGATGAAAATGGAAATGTCATAACGATTGGTGCTCCATATGATTCGACAAATGGATTACAAGCTGGCGCAGTTTCTATTTATACTGGTGATAAAAATATTGGTTGGTCTTTTTATAATAAATTAACTGGTGCTCCAAATAGTCTTTTTGGTTCAAAAATTATAACTTACGGCAAGAATTATTATGATACAGGCCCTTCTTTAAGAGGCGCTATTAATATTACCGTTAGTAGCCCCGGTTATAATCAAAATTCTGGAGCAGTTTGGACTTATAGGAATAATATTATGGAACCATTTAAATGGTATTTATATGATATTTTATTAAATAAATACCCTAATTCTACGTTAGGTACTACAATTTTTTATCCTTCTGATTACCTTGGGTTCTTTAATAATGGAAATATAAAAACAAGATTATGGATAGGCACATCTTATCTGAATAGTGGGTTTCTTAATTTTTATTAAAATTAAATTTAAATGGTGTAATTTTAATATTATAATAATTTATGCATTTTAATGATAAAGTTTTAACAACCGCATATACTGATTCTGGAATTTTTTTGGGCGGAGAGTTTACACAATTTAGAGGTACTATATCAAATAGAATTATATATTTAACAAAATATGGAACTATTGATGATAGTTTTCAAATTGGCTCTGGTTTTAATAATAATGTAAAAAAAATATATATACAACAAAATAAAAAAATCTTAATTGGCGGGTCTTTTACCTCCTATAATGGTCAAAACAGAAATAGAATAATCCGTTTAAATGAAGATGGTAGTATAGATGGATCATTTAATATTGGTAGTGGTTTTAATGGTGATGTTGAATTTATTACCCAGCAATCTGATGGTAAAATTCTAATTGGCGGATCATTTACTTCATATAATGGCCAAAACAGAAATAAAATAATTCGTTTAAATGAAGATGGTAGCATAGATCAATTATTTAATATTGGATCTGGATTCAATGATGATGTTTATAATATACATCCTATTAGTAATGATAATAGAATTATTGTTGGTGGAAAATTTACTACTTATAATAATATTAATAAAAATAGGCTAGTTATTTTAAACTCAGATGGTAATATAGATAATACTTTTGATATTGGCCCTGGGTTTGATAATGAAGTACGAGCTATTTATTATCGTAGCCAAAATCAAATTTTTATTGGTGGCTCATTTTTAAATTATAAAAATAATCCAGCTAATAGAATTATTAGTTTACAATCAAATGGTAATTTAAGTAATAATTTTCAATCTGGCTCGGGATTTGACGATACTGTTTATGATATAATTCCATCAATAGGTCAGAATCCTGTTACAGAAATATTGATAGGTGGCAAATTTACTTACTATAAAGAAACATATTTTAATGGTCTTGTTAAGATTTCTTTAAATGGAAACATCTCTGTTGAGCCAGAATGTACTCAATCAGCATCTGATTTATGTTATAAGGACCAGGGTATTGTTGAAATTACACCAGGTGATCAAGACATTACAGATATATTAATATCTAATGAATTATTTTTTTCAGAATTATCTTCTGAAGATTTTAGTTTTGATCAACAATCTATTTATCCAGATAATAGAATTATTTCTTCTCGTAAATTATTCTGGAAACATTATAGTTTAGATAAAGAGTATGCGAAAGTCTTATTTGGAACTATAGTAATTGTCGGTATTCCTAATAGTAATAAGGTAAATATATACGAAATTGAACCTATTGATTTATCTCGTTTAGATTTTTTTACAGGTGTTTGGATAGTTAAAACTAAATATTCATTTAAAAAATTACAAACAATCAACGGCCCAGCATCTACTCCGACAGAAATATCTCGATTTGGAATTTCAATTGCTTTTGATATTTGTGGGAATTCATCTTGCGCAATTGCCGGAGCTTATTATGATATAAATACAAACGAACCAAAATCTATATATGTTAAAACATTTAAAATTCAACGATATGATGATTATGGATCTTTTGTAGAAACCCAGAATCAATTAAATTATGATCTCCCCCCAGGTTTAGAATATGCAGGGGTTTCAGTTGCTATTAATTCATATGCTTTGATTGTAGGTTTACCAAATTTAAATAAAGTTTATGTTTATTATCTTCCTTATGGGGTAACATCTTCACCACTTATTAGCTCACCAGAATACCCATATTTTGTTAGGCCTGATTCTTATGGTAATTGGGAAATTTATAATACTTATATTTCTCCATTTTTATATGAAAATATAAATCTTCGTGAAGATTTAGAGATTTATACTAAAGATATGGCCTATGGGTGGGATGTTGATATGCTTACAAAAAGTTTTGCAAGGTTAATTACAAAAGAAGGTGCTGTAGATCCTCTTATGGAGCCTTGTAACAAGTCTGAACTGCCGCCACCGCCAGGCGAATGGGAGGGTAGAATAATAACAAATCAAACATTTCCAATTAGTGACGAAAAAATTAATTTTATAATTTCAGACCCTTTCAATAATGGAAAAAAGGGTATGGTACAATCATTTTGCTCTCCTTTTTATAGAATGCCAGAAAAAGATGGAGCATGGCGAGCTGTATTAGCTAGAGATGAAATTATTTATCTTTTGCATGAAAGTTTACCGACGCTAGGCTCTACCTCAAAACCATATAATTCAAAAAGTTACCAATCTAGGGCTTATGGTTTTTGTTTAAATGGGGTTCCAGACCCTGGATTTTATATAGTTAGGACTTGTCAAAATAATATTAATACTAGTCTTTTGGGGTATTACGTTCCAGATAGTTTAAATTCGGATCCAAATAATCAATATGGTAGATGGAACCATATATTAAGAATATCAGAACCTTTTTCAAGAATTCGTAGGAGAGTAATTCGGACAATTCCGGACGATCCTTTTTTTGGTGGATCATCGGTATGGTTAATTCAAGAAGGCGCTAGTATTTGTAATGAATTGGATGAATGTGCTGAAAATTTTTCAACTTCATATTATAGTTATGAAAATGTTCCATACCCTTGGCAAGTCACTAATTGGAGAAATTATTCAGATCAGAATATTAATAATTGTATTGATCTTTTATCAAATTATGGTGGCGTAGATGATGTAGTTACTAACGCTTGTTTTAAAGGTATCTTACCAGATCCAATGCCGATTCCATATAATTCAATTAGAGCTTTGAAAGATTTAAATAGAGGTAGTTTAATTTTGGATTCAAGAGCTAATTTATTAGCAATGGCTAGAAATACTGTAACTTATTATGCGAATCCTAAACAAAATTATTTCGCAAACTGGAAATCTAAATTTTTTGACGATAGAGAAGAGTTCATAGAGCCTAGTATATCTGATCCTGTTTTAGTGGGTGGTGGAATTGTTGATATCAGTTTTTTTGACAGTCCACCGGCGATGTCTAGATTTAAAGTTGTCAATTTTACAAACCAATACTATGATGATATTACGATTTTTGATAGGAGGGTTTGGCGAGACATATCATTAGTTAAACCAGACCTAAGTAATACAAATAATCTTAGTTTATGGTTGGCATGGGGAAATGTATATAATGGGCCTACAAATCATGATCCAAATTTTATAAAAAGGGGAGGTTCTTTCTATTGGGATCGTTTAGTTCGACACCAACTTCTTTTAGATTATTATCCTGTAGGTTTGTCTTCTACGGTATTACCACCAGGACCTTTTAACCCAGATCTAGAAATTATTGGAATTGATGATAGGGATGCGGCTATGGCAGCTACGAAAGATTGGTCTTCTAATAACGGATATAAAACAATATTAGAAAATAATGGAAATATATTAGTTTATAATGGTAATAACTTAACTACGATTAATATTATTAAAAATTGGACGGCAATTGCAATGTCTGAAGACGGTAAATATCAAACCGCTCTTGCTTGGAATGAGTCTTCTGGTATTGGCGAAATTTATAGATCTAATGATTATGGAGCCACTTGGTCTCAAGGATACCAAGGAGCGAAACAATGGAAAAAGCTTGATATAAGTGATACCGGACAGTTTCAAACAGCTGTAGCTGAAATGAGTAAAATTTTTGTATCTCATGATTATGGAGTCACTTGGATAGAATCATTTACAGAATTAAGTTGGAATAGTGTTAGTTTAAACGGTCGTGGTGATATTCAATTAGCTTGTACTTTAACTAGTGTTTATGAGTCTAAGGATTATGGAATCTCTTGGTCGGTAGTGGATTTTAATACAGCGGTTGTAAATGCCGAATTAATTACAACGGCTTTAAATAAAAATAAAGAAAAATATAATTATATTATTGGTTTAATTACAAATTCTAATAATGGGTGGTTTTCTATTAATTCTGGTAAAAATTTTAATCAGATTTCATTGTCACCAAAATCTCCAAACCCATTTTTACTTGGAAATTGTAAAATTGGATCAAGTTATGATGCTATTTTTCAAACAATAGTAGTAAATAATGGAAAAGTATTTACTTCCAGAAATTATGGAATTACATGGAACGAAGTTGTTCACCCCGTAGTTAATACTAATAAGCAGTGGAAAGATGTTGCTATTTCAGAAAATGGTAAATATCAAACAGCCGTTGCTTTTAATGATAATATCTATGTGTCAGATAATTTTGGAAAAAATTGGACGCTTCGAGGAATAGTAAATTCTTGGGAGTCTATTAAAATTAGTTCAAATGGTCAAATACAAATTGCGGTTGCTTCCAATAATAGAATTTATAGATCTAATGATTATGGAGTTAACTGGTCTACTATTAATCATCCTGTATTATTAACTAATAAAAATTGGAGAAGTGTTTCTATTTCAAAAGATGGTAAATATCAAACAGCCGTTGCTTTTAATGGTAACATTCATACTTCTGATGATTATGGAGTTAACTGGGTTTTACGTCAATTCTCTAGACCTTACCAAAAAGTTGATATGAGTTTAGACGGTCAATTTCAAACGGTAGTTGGTAATAATATCCAAATTTTTGTTTCAAGAAATTATGGACAATCTTGGGTCGGAAAAAGTATTACAAATAATTGGATTGATATCGCTATAAATGATAATGGAGAAATTCAAATTGCCACATCAGTTGATAATGTTTATATTTCTTATGATTACGGAGAAACTTGGAATTTAATAGACTCTATTAATAGTTCTAATTTTAGTAGTATTTTTATTTCTAAAAATAAATTTAATGGATTAATTATCGGCCCTTCTGATACTGATACAAATTATGATATAAATCATGGTTGGAGATCTAATATGCAATACGGTTATAAAGTTCAATTAGTACAAAGATTTGATGGGTATCCAAGTTATCGTAGTATCGGATGTATCGGTACTGATGATCAATCAGAGTTTAATACTGCAGGTATTGTAGTTTTTGAAAAATATTCAAAAGAAAACAATAATTGGAAAAGATTTTCTCCTGACTTATATGGAGACAATCAAGATGATAAAATTGGTCAGAGTTTTGATCTACCAGCTGTGAGCTTTAATAACTCAATAGATCCAAAAATTAAGTTTATTTCTGGTTATGGATATACTGTTTATGACGCCTCTCTTCTTGGAGTAAATGAGCCACCAACATTTACAATCGCAAATCAAAAATCAGATTTGATAAAGTTTAATTTTGGGCGTAATATATTAACTGTTCTTAACAGCGGTGATTTAAAATTTTATGCGAACGAATGTATAAATTTGTCAGATTTTGTGTTTGGTTGTTGTGAAACTGACGCTGGTAGCGCGGGACAATGTTGGTGTTGCTCAACGCTTAATGAATGTTATCTTAGATTTGAAAGTATATATCAAGTTACTTCTGAAAGACGCTGTAGTGAAATAGGACGTAATAGTACTGTACATAAATTCACACCATTCGCATTAAATGAGTTTGTATGCGTGTCATGTCAAGATCTTCAATTTAATCCAGTTTGCCCAAATGGTTCTTGGGACATTAAACCTGGTTATGAATGTTTTATACCAGGGATTAACCCACCTGTAGATGGGGGCGGGATTGTAACCCCCCCAGGTTTTGAAAATAATCTATTAAACCAACCATTATATCATACTCCAATGGAAAAAATTTCTTTAAATAATAATATTTTGAGTGGTATTGATGCTTTAATTAAATATTAATAATTCACAATTTTATGTTAATAACTCTGTAGATTGTATTGGTATCATAATAAATAATATAGTGTAATTTTATAAAGGAATAAGGAAAATTATATAAATGGCAAATTATTATATACAGGGTAGTGGCGACTGGCCATTTGGATTAGACGCTTTAAGCGTTAGTGGTCAACTATTCTCCAGCCAAACAGATTCAAATTTGCTTGTAGGATATTTTGGATTCCCCAATGCTCCAATACAAAAAAGCTACCCATTTAGAGTTTGGGAAGGTCTTAACACAAGTTTAAACATTTGGTACGGTAGGGGGACAAATAATATAGCCGTTCTGCGCTCGTCTTTAGGACCAATTCCTCTTGATGTGGCCGCAAATAGTACTGTTACGGCAAAAATTACCTTTAATAAAAATACTAAAGCATATACGGTTGGTGGGACTCCAGCTTCTCAACCTGGATTACTTGTTAATTTTGTTTCTAACAATAGTTCTATTATTGGTAGCAGCCCGAATAGTCAAAATCTTGCTTCTCATAATTTATATTATAATGGATGGCATTTTGAAAAAGATTTCACTTTTAATACTACTTCAACAGTTAATTATAAAATTGTTTTAGGCGAACAATCTTTTTATGGAGACAATAACCAAGATGGAATTGCCACTGTTAATGAGAATTTTATTCCTCTAAATGTCGTTGCTGGTGATACTTATAGATTTAGGGCGAAAATCTTTACAGCAACATCCCCCACATTGTCTTCAACTAGTTTTGAATATGAAGTCGTATGTTTGACATGTCCAGCCCAAAAGCAAAATCAATTTATTTCGACACCTTTTGATATTTATAATAAAGTAATAACTAGCCCGCCATTTTCTTTACAAGCAACCACTAATAGCAATTTACCACTATTTTATAGTACCTCTTCACCACTTTTTACATTAGATACGGATGGAGTTGTTAGTCTTTTAGGCTTAACTGGATCAGGTATAGTTTCAATTTTTCAACCAGGAAATGAACAATGGTTTCCGGCTGGTAAAAACGTAACAGTGAATATTGAAGGCGTCTCCGGTTCTTGTATTGGTAAATGTTTAGATACGGGATCTCTTTATTACACTAAAGATACTTTTATCAAGTTATACAACGAAACTGGCTCTGGTATATTTATAGAAAATAAAAAAATTGATAAATCTAGATTACCATTAATTACTTCTAATGAGAGTTGGTTAGAATATGGTAAAGAATTTTCTGGCTATGGTCTTTCGGGTTTTCATAATCAAGAAGCTGGCGTTATTTTAAAATTAGATACTTCAACACGCTTGGGCGGTCAAAATAGATTTCATATTAATTATGGAGTAAATGATTCTAGAGATATTATTGGTAATTATCATAAACAATTAATAAGTATTAGGCCACAACAACCAAGAAACAGCGGTTATTTGGCTTATTTTACGAATGATAGAGCATGGGCTACATATGATGTTAGTACCGGAATGGCAATTGGGGGTCTTACGCCTAACAATGTTTTTTCTTATGCTATAGATATTGTTGTTTCTGGAGTTTTATCGGGACGTACTGTTTATACTGGAAATATTGATATAAACACGGCAACTGGAAAAGCTTACGTATTAAATTTAGAAAAAAATCCCATATTATATACTCAAAATTTTAATACTTTAAGTGTTTTAACTTTTAACGAACTCCAAGATTTTTGCGCAAAAAATCGTAAGTGTGAAGTCGCAGGGACCCCAGAACCAGAGGAGATTTGTTTTACTGGCGATTTAAGAGATTCTGGAGCTTTTCAATTATTTTTATCAGGCGTTTCTGCCAAAGCAAGAATGACAGAAATTAAGACTGCAGAAGTTAATAATAGTCTTGTCTCAATAAGTGGAGAGGAAATTAGATATACGAATCTAATTTATAGTGGATATCTTTTATATAATAACTGGTCTAGTGGAGACTACATTGATTGGCGTTTTTATAATTATAATTTTCCTAAATTATATTCAGAATTACATTTGGGTAACTATCCACCATATTTAAATACTGGTTTTAGACTATATTATCCTAATGATTTTAATTCATTAGATTCTCTTGTTGACCAATTAAATGCAAAAGTAAATATATTAGAGACTTATCCAGTTTGGTATCCTTATGAATGTTTAAAAAATACAGAATCTGGAATATTTGTTACAGGAAAACTGATGGAGTTTTATAAAAATACTGGAGAAACTGGAATGTTACCAATAAGTCATTTTAATAATAGAATTGATTTTATATCCTTGAGGTCTTACCCACAAATAAAAGACGTAAGTGATATGACTTATTCAATTTCTATATTTTCACAAACAAGGCTTCCATCTCAATTTTTTAAAGGCTGGAATTATTTAGTTCCTATAGATATTCAATTAGAAGGATTTAACAAAAACACTCAATTATGGGAGACTTTAGATGTTCGTAATAATTTATCTGGAGATTTTGCAAAAATTGAAAGGATTCAAAGGTCTATGGGTTCTGAGGGTGGCGGTTTAGAAGAAGAAGAAGAAGAAGAAGAAGGTCTACCCGAACCGGGAGAAGAACCTCCTGGCCCTTCAGGTTGCAAAGATGTTATATTACGTGAACAACAGCGAACTGTAACTTTTAATCAAAATCCTTTATGTCCGCCGAGCGTAACCTTTAAAGAGATAACAGTAAGCATTCCAAAAGAAGAATGTAAAAAATATACTATTGACGCTAGCGGTAATTTAGTTCAAACTAATAGTAATCAAGAGTTGTGTGGAGATGGTGGGGCCGGAGGAGGGGGTGGTGAAGCAGCGGGTGAAGGGCCACCTGGCGGTGCTGGTGGGGATTCAATCGGAGAATACCATATCATAAGAACTGGATGGAATTTTAACGTTAATAATTTAAATCTTCCAGGATTAAACTCTTCTTTACAAAATTCGCAAGATATTGGTTTTGATATTAGTAAAATTTATGATAAATATCGAGTATCTCTATCTGGATTTATTTCTTATCCAGATGATCTTCTATTACAAAAAGACTCATTTTATGTACAACAGGTTAATTTATATACTTTAGATACAGGAAGTTTAACAGAACACAAATCTATGCCCCTATGCACAATCGGTGCAGATTATATTATTGATGTAGAAGGAATTTTTCCAATAGAAATTTCTGGTATTTGGAATTATAGGATGATTCCAGAAGATAGTGGTATTTATAAATTTTTTGCGACACCTTTTGTTAGAAAAATAGAAGAAAATGAACAATTAGTCATTTTTAATAAAGTTTCTGGAAGAATTATTAGCGAAAGCGGAACTGGATTTTTAACAACATCTGGTCTTGGTGTCGGAAATGTTTTTTATACAGATAATAGTCGTTATTTTTACAACCCATTAACGCAATCTGTATATTTTTCTGAAACAATATCTGGAATTGTTACTGGGCGTGGGATTATAAGTGGAAACGCAATAGCAGTAAAAACAGAGGTTATTAACCAAGAATTACTTTTTGGTGGCAGATTAGCAAGCTCCCCAGTACAGTATCATGAAATAGTTTCAAATGGAACTTTTGATTCTACAATTGAAAATGTTGAGTATGTAAAATATGATGTACTTGGTTATTATCCAATAACAGGAATTGTTTCTGGAAATACTATTAGTGGCAGATTAAATGCTACTGGTCGATTAGTTTTTACTGGAACACCAGTTGGAGATCGGTTTGCTTATTATCCAGAACCAACTGGATTTATTAATTCTGAAGCTATAATTTCTATAAATTATAATAATATAAATAATTTTGACTTTATATCTATAAATGGAAATGATTTAACATTCAATTCTGATAATACTTCTTTCTTACCCCCAATTTATTTTAATAATAATAATGTATTTATTAATACAATTAATAATGATCCAGGTTTATTTTTAGTAACAGCTACAACTGGGGACAACGATACAATTATATTAAATAGCAATATTAGTGGTTCTTCTGGTAATATAAATATACTTTTTAATTCTACCGGTGTAGAAATTATAAATTATTTATCTGGAACTGATTTTTACCCAAGATTATATAAAATTGTTAGAGAAAGAATTTTAGATATAGATGAATTTGGAGTTTCAACTTTTACATCTCAACGAGTAAATAGAGATCCAATTATGACTGGTAATATTTCTGAACTTCTTTTAGGGACTGGATTTTATTCTAATAATTCTGGTTCTGGAAATATTACTGGTAACGTGTCAACTTTTCAAGGTATTAGAAATTTTTCTGGAATATGGGGTTTATCAACTGGTTTTTCATTAACGAATCAAATTAATTTTAGAGAAAATAATTATATAGGAATTAGTGGTTTATATACTAATAACCAATTTTTTGAGAGAGAATTCCCATTTGTTATAAATACGACTATTGGTTATTTTAATCAATTAAATGCAGCTTCCAACTCAAATATTGACGTTGCAGAATTGGTAATCAAAAATATAAATAATACTGGGATTAGTGGTTTTAATTTTAGAATAACCGGAGTTATTTAAATAAAATAAATATGAACTCAAGTAAAAGAAATCGTTTTAATTTTGTGGAAAGCCCTCAACAAGAATTAAATATTTCATTTAAAATACTAGAAGCATCTGGTCAAAGTCAAGGCGTAAATTTTATGGTTGGTCCTGGGGTTGTTTTTTCTAAATATTCTTATGATACTGGATCTTTTGTTCCGATTGACAATCTTGAAAAAAATATTCCCTATAAAGAAAAAAATGAAAAATTATACTTAGAATTTACCATTTTATCAAATCTTCAAGTCTCTGGGGCTAGTGTTAAATGCGAAAAAGTTGGAAAACAAGCTCCTGCTGGTGGTTGGACTAATTATCCAGAATTATATAAAATAGAACCTGGTTTTGAGTTTCACCCTGATGGTCGTTTAAAAACTTATAGAGCTGGAGCTAGACAAACGAAAGCTTACGCATTAATAGGTTATACCTTAGACGATGAATTTAAAAATAGCGACCAAAAAAATCAAGTTCCGTCATCCAGTTCTAGTATCGCACCACCTTCTAATCCAGATGGTCAGTCATCATCTTCATCGTCATCTGTTCCAACATGGCTTCAAATTCTAGACAGCGATCTAATAATGGTAGCAACAGTAGCAAGTGGTATTCCTTGTGCAGTGCCATTTCCATATCTTGGGAATGGGGGTCGTAGACATTTTAGTATTTTAAAAAATCCTAATGATGCCGGAAATTAAAAATTATCATATAATATAAATGAGTAAAAAAAGAATATTTAATAATGTTAATGTTTTAGGAAATTTTTATTTAGATAATCCTGAAAATAGACCAGAAAGAAGTTTTGTAACTGGTCCTGGTTCGGATAGGCCAGTTTGGTTTACTCAAAGCCAATTTGCTAAATTATTTTGGAGGCATAGAACTTTTACATGTTCAGCTTTTGCTATTTTACCAACAGATGCTTTCGGCGCTTTTGGATCTGCTGGGGGAACAGCAGGTGGTATAGTCGGCGCTTTAGCTGGCCTAAACGCTGCGATAGGGGCTATACAGGCAAGCGTTGTAAGCTTTAGCACTCAAACCCAAGTTTCTGTAATTGGCCGTTCTAAAGTTCGTGTAACCCTACCTGGTATTAATTATGGAATTACACAAGGTAAAGCAAAAATTATTGGAACCCCAAAAGACCAGAATAGTAAAAATCCATTAAATTTAGATAACAAACTTAAAAATGTTTTAGGTTCGTTTCGTAATGATGTAAATGAAGGATCTACTGCAATAGGTTCTTATCATTTTGGACTAACCAATAATGGTTTTTTATCCATAGATTTTAGTGATGTTGTAGTTACAAGAGGTCAATATTGGCCTAGAGTAATTTTAATGTTTGGCCCCGCACTTGGAATAAATGGGCCTGCTTTTTCTTCGGTCTCAAGAATCTCAAGTTTGGATGGTAGACCAGAGAGGGATCTTATTCAAGGCGGACCCTGGAATCTTCAAACAATTGGAGGAATCGCTTTTGAAGGTAATGTAATTCAAATGTTTGGAAATAATTCTTTTCCTAATCTTATTTCATCGTCGGCAATTATCAATGGATCTATTTCGACCGTTAATAGAAACGCTTGTGCAACAATGAATTGGGATACATTTGAAGATTCTGCTAGAATTGGTAATCCGGGAATAGATGATTATAAAGAAGAAGATTGCAAAAAAATCTTTAGAGAAGACCGTGGAAGTTCTTCATCTTCTACATGATTAAGATTTTTTATTATTTTTATTCTTAATTCCACTTATGATAGTAAACATAGCTAGCGGAGAAATATCTTCAATTTTAGACCATTCTTCGGCATTTTCCATTTTTTTCTGAACGGCCCTCTCTTTAATTTGTTCAAACGAAATATTATATTCTTCCATTGTCTTTTGGAGTAGGGCAATTGGTTGTGTTGCTAACGTATTTGGCTCGACTTCTGAATCAATGTGTGTTGTTTTTCCCATTTCATCATTACCAACAATATTAATTTTAAGGAAGCTACGAACTGCACGAATAAATGCGCGATTTTCAGCAATAGCCATCAAAAAGTTTTTTGCAAAATCCTTGGTATTATCAAGATGAGCGTCTGCTAAAGCAGAAAACGAAACTTTTTCCATAGCTGTTTCATAATTGGGTATCCAATCAATTGTACATTTAACCGCTACATAATCTGGTTGGGCCTGAACAATGTCATAATTAACATTTGTATATCCACGTATTTGAGCTAGTTCTTTTATTCCGGCTAAAAGAATAAGAAGTTGGTTATCCGCAAGGGTTGTAACATCAATTTCTTTTAAATTGATATCTTTTTGATTTTTAAAAGAGTCTCTATTGGGAACAAGATACTCTTTGTTTATCATTGATCTCCAATTTATCGTATTATCTTGATTAAAGATATAATTAATGCATTCTAATAGACCATTAACATCCCTTTTAAATTTATTAACAGTATCTTTATATTTATAAACGATTTTATCTGACATAAGATAAGTATCTTAAATTTTGCTTAAAATGTCAAACTATTATTTATATAATAATATATAATCAAAGTCTTCTTTTAAATTATCAATATTACTGATTTCAGAAATTTTTTGAGATATATTTAAATCATTTACAATTATAGGTTTATTTTCTAAATAACCAGCTTTACTTAAGTAAATGCTATTATTATCAAATAATAATTTTTTGCTTTTATAAAATAAACTTGATTGTGTTAAATTTTTAAAATCTTGATTAGAGTTTTCAATAACATTTATTACTTCCTGGTGGTTAATTAATTGAAGTTTTTTAGAATTTAATATTTCTTCATTTGGCTCTTTTGACTTATTAAAAACAAAATCGACTTTAAAATTTAAACTATATAGCTCATTTAAAAAATTAAAATCTATTTCTGTAGAACTAATATCATAAAATATATTTTTAATTTTATGTTTTAAATTATAAAACTTCTTGAGATCAATAAACTTATCGGTAATAAAGGCACAGTCTCTAATATTTAAATTGTTAAAAATTGATACATAATCTTTTTCTTCAATCGTTTTAACATAATCAAATCTTATATTTAATAAAATATTTGGTAAAATATTTGGTGGCACAATTGTTGAGGGCGTTGATTCCAAAAGCAGATGTCCATATTTATCACCAATAAATGTTGTTTCAAAATTTATTTTTTCTTCTAAATTTAATAATTTTATAATTGAATTAGCGATTGTTTCGGGTTTAATTCGATCAATTGTTTTAGGATTTTCTTCTGCGGCATAAGAAGGCTTTTTACCGTTTAAATCTGCCTGTAATAAGATTACATTTTTTTCATTTGACCAGTATGGTTTTGATTGTGAAGCATACATGTTACAATAAAGTCCTACAATTTTTTTATCAAAATGAGAAGCTATATGTATTGGAAAACTATCCACGCCAAAATGTAATAAACTATTATTAATAATGTGTGCGGTTTGGTTAAAACTTGTTTGACCCATTAATTGAAAACAGTTCTGGTATCCTCGCTCATCTTTACCACCTATTTGAACTATATGTATATTATGTTTATTTAATATAGGAAGCAGTAAATCTACGACTTCTTGCCAATAAGAATATTTTCTAGAATTAAATTTTCCAAATGGATTGAAAGTAAGATATTTTTCAAAAGGCATTGGAAAAAATTTTTCATATATATGTGGCTTACCTATTTTTAAACCACAATTTAAAGCATATTGTTCAAGTATGTGCATATTATTTTTTTATATCAAATTCTATAATATCTTTACCATTATGTAAATAATTTAAAATTCTTTGAGTTCCAATATGTGGCAAAAAGGCTATTTCGAAAAATCCTTTATGTTCTCCAGCGCCTTCAAGCCACATTAGATTGTCCATTTGTGGTACATATGGAATAACTTTATGTACGTATGGATTGGCAATTAAAATATCAAAATATTCTTGTTTTGTAGCTATATATAAATGATAATCAGGATATACATTTTTGAACGATTCAAAAAGACTTGTTATCATAAATACGTCACCGATACTTTCGGGAATAACGATTAAAGCTCTACGTCCAGCATCATCTTTATCTAAAATATCTTCAAAATTTACAGGGTTATTTTTAGCAAGATCTTCTTTAGCGACTTGTCTAAAATAATTTTCGATTTGATCTTTTGAAACATTTTGCTCAAGTTTTTGAAGCCAATGAATAAGTCCTTCGTCTTGGTCTAAAATATCTCTATCTAAAATTAGTTTATATAATGATTTTACCCATTCTTTATTATCAGCGTTATCTTCTACTTTCGCATTTGGGTTTGGATTATTTTTACTTTCTGAAAAATTGAAAATTTCTTCTTCTAAAATTAACTGTTCATCTATAAAATTTTCGATTCTTTTTCCATTAACTTCTATTCCATAATTTTCTAAAGCCCACTTTCTTGACTCTTGCTCCATTTGATATTTAAGCTGCGGCTTCATTTCATAAACTTTTTTGAAAATTTTAGAAAGTTCGTAAGCTGATGGTTGGGATTTTAGAAATTGTGTACCATGTTCTGTATAAAAAGTAAATTTCATGGCGATACTTCCTTTATTATTTTCAATAATATCTTCGCCAAAAGAATATGGGGCAGTTGTAATAATTTTTTCTGTTAAAGCCGCTTCAACACATGGTAATTCGCAAGCTCCAGATGTTGCTGGATGGGAATACAAAGAAAATATATTATAAATTTCATTTAATTGCTCATCTGTAACTCCAAGTCCTACGTTTGCAGTAATTAAAGTTTTCTTTTTGGTAACGGGGTTTTCGACATCTTGACCATGGAATGGGGCAATAAAATATTGACGAGTTTCTTTGCATATATACGTACAAAGAACTTCTTTGGGATCTACTCCATATTGTTGGCATAATCTATGAATATCCCATCCTTCTCCATAATGAGTATGTGTATATAAAAATGTATTTTTTATTTCTGGATTATGTTTTTTGAATAACGCATATGCTTCGATTTGGGTATTTATTAATTTTCTTAGTTGGTTTCTAAAAACAAAACCTATAATAAAAGAATCTAGAGGTAAACCAAAACGATTTTTAATTTCAGATATTTTTGAATCTGGTAGCTTATAAAAACTATCTGTATTAACTAATGGATATTGATTTTGAACATGATTAAAATTATGTTTATGCAATTCTTTCCTTGCGAAATCACTCCATGTCCAATAATGTTTAATTTTTGGTGCTTTTTCTATGGTGTCTGGAAGCAAGGGTAAGGAGTCAAATGTATTCCAACAAACAGTAGTTATTTTATTAAAAAATGGCATGTCAACTACAAACTGAGAGCCCCAAGTGTCGTTAACTGAGAAAATAACATCTGGTTTAAATTCTTTAACAATATTATTAATTTCTAAAGCTCCATAAGCAGCATTTCTTGCTAAATTTGGGTCTTGATTAATTTGTTGTATTTGTTGTGGGTCATCTGGAAGGACCCCTACAGTTTTCCATGGAAATTTAGTTGTATGCGCACCATGTTTAGGAGTTCCTTGTGCGGCATTTAATATCTCATATTTACCTGTTTTATATAAATATGTTAAAAGTAGTTTACATTGTTTACCAAAGCCAGTAAACGCTCCAGCATAATCTGTCAAAAATAAAACTCTTTTTTTACGCATATTAATGTATTATAAATACATTTGTTGTAAAGTCAATTTTAAATATTCTTGAAGACGAAGAGTTTCTGCAAAATTTAACGCAATACTAATTCCACCTAATTTAATTAGATAGCCAACATGTTTTTCTTCACGAATAAAAGGCTCTACAAAAATAGGCGTTTTTCCAGCATGGACTGTTGACCATTTTTTTTCTCCATTTGATCCTAATACTAAAAGAGTTTCAGCAATATCATTTTCACTAAGTTTAATTCTTTTATGTTTTTCTGGGTTATTAACGTTTTCTTTAAATGTTCCATTTTTAGTCTCATTATTCCATCCAGCTTGACGAATCATGTTTACATAAAACCCGTTCTTTTTTTGATCTTCTTGATCCTGGGTTAGTCCAAAAGTTATCCATGATCCAGTAACAGATTTAGTTGGTTTACAAAAATCTAATTTTTTCATGTATATTATATTTTCTTTTTTAAAACAAATCTAAGAATATAATCTAAAAGACGTAAAAGAATAAAAATTAGACCTACATACATCATGTTACCATATATTACAGATATAATTATAGAAATCCATACAGTAAAACATGTTATACATGAAAAAAGTTTTAGAAAAAATTTTGTTTTAAAAGATTTTGCAAAAGATCGTTTTACAAAAAGATATTCAATGTAACTATCAAAGAATAAATCTGGATCTTGGTTATTTAAATATTCATCTATTAATAGCCAATTATAGATTTTAACTGGTATTAAAATTTTAAATGTTCTAACATAGTATGCTACAAAATCAGAATAAAACCATAAATGTATTATTAAGGCCCCTAAACAACAGAGTAAAATTAAAAATAAACTTGACATTACTATAAAAAAAGTTAAAGTAAAGGAACATTTCTTATTTCGAAACCTCACTTTGTTCGGCTTCGATTTGTTCGCTTTGCTCACAAAATTATATTATCTTTTTTTAAGAAATCAAAAAAATGTTTGACTTTCAAATCAATAACGATTATTTTGAATAAAATGAAATCAGATAATGATGAAAAATTAATAAAAAAAATCGTTAATAAACAATGCAATGAAAGTTTAAAAAAATTAGTCGATAAGCATGGTGGAATGATTTTTAATATTGGGAAAAAATATTGCGCCTCATGTAATCTTGATCTTAATGAACTTAACGATAATAAATATTGGATTATTTTTAACGCCGCAAAATCTTTTAATCCACAAAAAGGAAGCAAATTTTCTACATGGCTAGGTAATCAAATTAGATTTTTTTGCTTAAACTTTAAAAATAAAAATTCCAAATTAATACCAATTGAAGATCAACATTTAGAATTTTTTATAAACGATTTAAATAAAAAAAATCAGTTATCTAACCAAAAAGAATTAGTAAACACAATTATAGATTTATTTAATGATATAACTGATCCAAATACAAAAAACGCTATTTACTATCGTTATTTTCATAATAAAGAACGAATTTTAAATTATTCGGAAATTGCTGAAATTCTTAATGTTACGCCACAAACTGTTTTAAATTGGCATAATAAATTTATAAACTTTGCGAAAAAAAAATTGACAAATAAATCAATTTATTCTAATATATAAAGATTATGGATACAAACGAAAAACCTAAACTCGAAGAAGCTGGCGCTTTTTGGATTAAAAGCTCAAAAACTGGAAATCAATTCCTTACTGGAAAGATTAAATCTAAATCTGGCGAAGAAATTAGCGTAATTGTTTTTAAAAATAAATATAAAACTGAAGGTTCTAATCAACCAGATTATCGTATTTATTATGACAACGGTCCTGTAAAGAATGCAGTACCCGAAATAAAAACAGAAAAAAAATCAACAGTAAATAACGAAACTTCTAAAGTTTCTAAAGAAGAAAAAACAGAAGAGATTCCATTCTAATTCGTGGCAAAACTATCTTTTAATTTACCATTAAATCCTACATCTCTAGGACAAGTATCGTTCTCAATTCTAAGAGAACTCTATGAGAGAAAGTTATCTATTAACCTATTCCCAATAGGTGGGAATGTAGATTTTAATACACAAAAAAATGATCCAGATTTTTTTTCTTGGATTCAGTCTTCTATAAGTTCCGCTTATAAAGAACATAGTAAAAAAAACCCAATATTTAAACTATGGCATTTTATTGGAAGTCTTGAAAGTTTTTCTAATAAACAAGTTTTGTTATCTTTTTATGAAGTAGATTCTCCAACAGCAACAGAAATCAATATTATAAAGAATAATGAAAAAGTTTTGTTATCTAGCAATTATGCAGTATCAATCTTTCACTCTCTAGGTCTTAATAATGTTGATTATATACCGCTTGCTTTTGATTCTACTCATTTTCAAAAATCTGTAAAAAGAAATAATAATAGTATACAATTTGGTTTATTCGGTAAATTAGAACCTCAGCGTAAACGTCATTTAAAAACACTTTCTTTGTGGGCTCAAAAGTATGGAAATAATCCAAAATATTCTTTAAATTGCGCTATATTTAATCATTTTCTAGATCCAAGTTTACAATCTCAAATAATTGGACAGGCTTTAAATGGCAAAAATTATTTTAATATTAATTTTTTAAATTATATGCCATCTAATGAAATGTATAATGATTTGCTAAATAATATAGATATAGTTTTAGCAATGAGTGGTGGAGAAGGCTGGGGGTTACCAGAATTTCAATCTGTGGCTTTGGGAAAACATTGTTTAGGTTTGAATGCTCACGCATATAAAGACTGGATGAATAAAGATAATGCAGTATTAATCCAACCAAATGGAAAAATACCATGTTATGATAATATATTTTTTAAACCTGGAATGGAATTTAATCAAGGCAATATTTTTGATTGGAATGAAAATGATTTCCTTAATGGGTTAGATGAAGTAGAATCTCGTTATACAAAAAATCCTATTAATACAGAAGGGTTAAAACTTCAAGAGCAATTTACATATTCTAAAATGGTAGACTCGATTCTAGATATAATGAAAAATATTTAATATGGAAACAATAACAAATATTGGCGAAAAAATTAAATTTAAAGATGGTACAGAATACATGCGTATGCCAAACGGTGAATTACGTAGAATGTCTCCAAGAGCTTATCAAATTAGAAAAAATAATAAGAAACAAGTAAAATAAGGTATGCCTTATTATTTGTTTAGCCATCCAAATTCTGGAGAAATTCGTGAAATATTTTTTCACATGAATGATGAAAAAATATATATTGATGAAGAAGGTCTTAAATGGACTAGGGAATTTGTTGTTCCACAAGCTAGTATTGACGCAAATATAGATCCATACTCTAAACGAGCTTTTATGGATAAAACTAATAAGGCGGGAACTTTTGGTGAAATGATGGATCTTTCAAAAGAATTAAGTGAAAAACGCGGTGGTAGCAAAAACGATCCAGTTAAAAAAAGTTATGTTAAAGACTGGAAACAAAAACGTAATCTTAACCATACACCAAAAACTGTTCAATAAATTAATTTTCATTTTGATAATTTTTATTTTTTTGCTACTTAAATCATATTGATGTATAATTTATAATACTAAGATGAACACAGAAATTATTACAGAGAAATTTGCTAGCAAGTATAGCAACAAACAACCAAATTGGGGTTTTAATGGACTAGGATACATTGTTTATAAAAGAACATATGCCCGTCTTAAAGAAGATGGGAAGACAGAAGAATGGCAAGACACTATTCGTCGTTGCATCAATGGCGCACAAAAAATTGGAGCGAATTATACTCAAGAAGAAGCTGAGCAACTTTTTGATCTTATCTTTAATCTCAAATGTAATTTTGCTGGAAGGATGCTTTGGCAACTTGGGACTCCAACTGTAGAACGTTTTGGAGCAAATTCTCTTCTTAATTGCTGGAATGTATCAATTAATAGTATTCGTTCATTTCTTTTTCTGTTTGAAAATTTAATGCTTGGTGGTGGCGTAGGTTTCTCTATTCGTCGTGAAGATATTCATGAGTTACCACGTATTAAAAAAGATGTCAATATAGTTCATAAAAATACAAAAGATGCAGATTTTATTGTTCCTGATAGTCGTGAAGGATGGATTCGTCTTTTAGAGAGGGTGTTAGAAGCCTTTTTTGTAAAAGGTAAATCTTTTAATTATTCAACAATTCTTATTCGTGGGGCTGGTGAGCGTATTGGTGGGTTTGGTGGTATTGCTAGCGGTCCACAAATTTTGATTGAAGGTATCGATAAAATTAATAAAATTTTTCAAACTAGAGAAGGGAAAAAACTTCGTTCTATTGATGTTCTTGATATTTGTAATATCATTGGTGGGATTGTTGTTTCTGGAAATGTCCGCCGTAGCGCACAAATTGCTATTGGAGATCCAGACGATTACTTATTTTTACGTGCAAAAAATTGGTCGTTAGGAAATATTCCTAACTGGAGAGCAATGTCGAATAATACAATTTATGCTGATGATTTCTCTCATATTTCAAATGAGATATGGAGTAATGGTTATGTATTAGATAGCGAAACAGGTTTTGCTAAAGGAGAGCCTTATGGATTTTTTAACCTTCCTTTGTCGCAAAAATATGGCCGTCTTAAAGATGGTCTTATGAAAGATAGTAATCTTTATCCTACCGATGAAGATAATGTCGTTGGGACAAATCCTTGTGGAGAAATTAGCCTAGCTTCTTATGAATGCTGTAATCTTTCTGAATTATATTTAAATAATATTTCCTCAAAAGAAGAACTAATTCTTTGTGCTAAACTTTTATATAAAACTCAAAAAGCGATTGCAGCCCTACCTTTTATTCATGAAGAGACAAATAAAATTGTACATAAAAATATGCGTCTTGGATTAGGGGTTACTGGTATTTGTCAATCTCTTGACAAAATTGATTGGCTTGATTCTTGTTATAAAGAACTTCGTAAATTTGATAAAGAATGGAGTAAAGAACGTGGGTGGAATCGTAGTATTAAACTTACTACAATTAAACCAAGCGGCACCCTAAGTCTTTTAGGTGGATCTACACCAGGTGTACACCCAGCGTATTCGAAATATTATATTCGGAGAGTTCGTATGGCAAGCAATGATGCGCTAGTATCTTATTGTCGTGATCTTGGTTATAATGTTGAATATGTTGTTAATTTTGATGGGTCTGAAAATCATGATACCGTTGTCGTAGAATTTCCATGTGAAACCCCTGATGGTGCATTATTTGCAGACGATATGGGAGTTATTAAGCAACTTGAAATGGTTAAAAAACTCCAAGAGGTCTGGTCAGATAATGCTGTTAGTGTTACAGCATATTATAGTGAAGAAGAGCTCAATGATTTAAAAAAATGGCTTGCTGAAAACTATGAAAATGGAATTAAATCAGTTAGTTTTCTTTTGAGGCAAAAACATGGGTTTAAACAAGCCCCATACGAAGAAATTAGTAAAGAAATATATCAAATCAAAAAAGCTAAAGTTAAACCTGTAATTAACATAAATCAAAATATTGGTAATGACGCATTGGAGGGCATTGAGTGTGAGGGTGGCGCATGCCCGATTAAATAATGAAAAATAAGGATATACATAAACAGCTACGTGATTCAATGGATGAAACATTGGAGACTAAGTTTATGCAAAACTTACAATGGTCAATGTTATTTTTTTGTTTTAATTATATAGCAAATCATATTAATGAAGAAAATGATTTTAAAGAGAAACACGTTCATAAAGAATTTATTAAAACATGGAAAAAATTTGCACATCAAAATATAGCAAGTTCAGATTTAAAAATTATTAATGATATTTTAAATTCCCCTAAAAATGTATTCTATTCGGCACTTCAAAATAACGATGAAATAACAGAAAGTACAGAAATATATCAGGAAAAATATAATAATGTTTTAAGTAAAATAGAAAATTTTTTTATTACTACTCTAAAAAATGAACGGAATTATGAACCACCAGATGAAGAAAATGAAGAATATGGTTAAAAATTATAAAATAAGTGTAAAATATATTTATGAGTGAAGTTCAACAGTTACCATCAAAATTTGATACATGTAAACATAGATCTGAACAAGAAATTTCTAAAACTGTTCAAAGATGTTCTTGTCAAGGGGGTAATTATGAAGTTAAAGGGTATTTTTGTTATAAAAAAAATATTCTAAAAGTAGAACCCGATATATGTATTCATTGTAACGAATATGAGTCTAAATAAAAAAGACTTTATTAAAAAATTATTAAAAGATAATAATAATATTATTTGGCCAAGAGAAATGAAAATGGTCAAAAGTTTATTTAAAATTTTTCCTAATGAACAATTTTGGAATAGTTTAGAATTAAATTTTAAATTAAATAGCTTGTGTTGGTTTTTATCAGATGATGGGCGTAAATTTTTAAATCAAGAATATAAAAAATTTAATTTAAATTTACCTGAAATAAAAAAGTTTGAAATAGAAAATAATAATATTGCTTTTGAAGACAAAGAAGGTTATGATTTAGTTAAAGCTCTGAACTTAAGAGAATTTCTAAATCTATGGCAAAAGAAAACAGTCTAACAGGTAAAAGTATATTATCTTCACATCTTAAAGATAATAAAGATTCGCATTATAATTTTGAAGACGAACAAGTTTTTCAAGTGTCTACCGGGTCTCTTCTTTTAGATTCGGAACTTGGTGGTACACTTGAGGTTCCTGCAATTATTCGTTTTACAGGAGTGAGCGGCGGGGGAAAAACAAGTTCCGCTTTGCTTATTATGAATAATTTTTTAAAAACCGTTCCTAATTCTAAAGGCTTTTTAGTAAAAGCGGAGGGAAGGCTTAATTCTAATGTCAAAAAAATATCTGGTGTTAATTTTGTAGACGATCCAGAAAAATGGGACAAAGGTACATGTTTTGTATTACGCTCTAATATATATGAAAATGTCGCCACTTTAATTCTAGAACTTATTAAAAATAATCCAGAAAATACTCGTTATTATTTTTTGATTGATAGTATGGACGCTCTTATTTCTAAAAATGATTTAAGTAAAGGATTTGAAGATAGTGCAAAAGTTGCTGCTGGAGCCGTTCTTACTTCAAATTTTCTTCGTAGAATAATGTTACCACTTTCTACATTTGGGCATATTTGCGGGCTTATTTCTCAAGTTCGCTCAAATGTTCAAATTAATCCATATGCGAAAGGTGACCCTAAACTTACTAATAGTTCTGGAGGTAATGCTTTGCAGCACTACGCTGACTGGATTTTTGAATTTCAACCAAGGTATAAATCTGATCAAATAATAGAAGGTGATAAGATTATTGGGCACTGGTCAAAAATTCTTCTTCGTAAAACTACAAACGAAAAAGATGGAGTAGAAGTTACTTATCCAATTCGTCATGGCCGAAGTGACGGTAAAAGTATTTGGACAGAGTATGAAATTGCTGACATGCTTATTCAATGGGGTTTTGCCAAAAAAAGTGGGGCTTGGATTGCTTTTGACGAAGGGTTAATTAAAGACATTAAAGAAGACCTTTCAGAGAATTTTCCAGAAAAAATTCAAGGAATGGATCAATTACGTACATTTTTAGAGACTAATCAAAAAATATGTAATTATTTATTTAATAAATTTAAGAATATATTAGCTAAATAATGAACATTTTTTGGCCGGATATTCATAAAAATTTAACAAAAGGAATCGCGGAAGCTTTTAATTTTTTGGGGTATACGTTAATTTTACCATCTAATGAATATAAAATAACACATAGACCTCCAAATCAATTTAGCCAATTTGTTTGGAATGAACAGTGGACGCAAGAAAAAGCCGACTTATTTTTTAAACATAAAAATGTTAAAGTTTTAAATAAAGAAGAAATTTTAGATTTAAAACCCGAAATTTTATTTATATCTAATTTTGAATCACAATTCGAAGTATTAAATGAGCTATGGCTACATTTAAAAGATAAATCTAAATTAGCATTTTATAGCGGTAATGATTATTGGGATGGAGCATATCCATTTTACGTTTCACAAAATTATCTTTGTGCTGATTATACTGGATATATGTTAAGTAATAAATATAAATTAAATTATTTATATTATAAACCATGGGTAGATTATGATAGATGTTCTTTCGAAGGTCAAACGGATAGCAATATAATTGGAATTTATATTTCAGAATATGAAAAAAATTTCAATAAAGAATATTTATATAGTAAAGAATTACAAAAATTAACTCCATTTATTGATTATCATTATCATACCCATAGTACCCAAGAAGAATTAACTAAAACTTTAAAATCTAGTATTGCTACACAACATATTAAAGGTTTAGAAGGATATGGAATGGCGATAATTGAAAGTATGGCTTGTGGAAAACCAGTTTTTTTACATCGGCAATTAGCTCAAAATAAAAGTTTAATGCAATGGTCTATAGAAAATATTACGGCTTTATTTTTCGAAACTCCTGAAGAATATTATGCTAAACTTAAAGCCTTAACCGAAAGTAAGGATTATAGATACTTTTTACAAAGTACAACAGCAAAAGTAATACGCCAAATAATTAATAACAAAAAAGAAACAGAAAAACTTGGACATTTTTTAAATAATCTATTATAATAAATTCAATGGATGATTCTATTACAGTAATTCTAAATGGTTATCGACGTTCCTCAACTTTAGAGGAACAATTTAATTCCATTCAAAAACAAACAGTTCAGCCCAAAAATATATTTTTATGGCAAAATTTTCACCCAGAAACATATGATAAATTTCCGGACTCAGTGAAACAAAATTGCGTTACAGCGGTTTGTAATACAAATTTAGGGGTATGGTCACGTTTTGCATATGCCCTAAACGCAAAAACAAAATATGTTTGTATTTTTGATGATGATACAATTCCAGGATCTAAATGGTTAGAAAATTGTTTAAATACAATTCAGACACATAGAGGATTACTAGGTACTCGAGGAATTATATTTCAGAATCAACATTCTTACCATCACACTCATGGTATAGGCTGGGAAACAGCAAATGAAGAAGTCGCGCATGTAGATATTGTGGGTCACTGTTGGTTTTTTGAAAAAGAGTGGTTATCTGCTTATTGGTATGAAATGCCACCAAAAGAATTCTTTTTCGCTGGTGAAGATATGCATTTTTCTTATGCTATTCAAAAACATTATGGATTAAAAACTTATGTGCCACCGCATCCAAAAAATGACAAAGAAATGTGGGGAAGCTTAAAAGCAGTAGAATATGGTGATGGTGTAGAAGCAACTTGTAAATTTGCAATTCCAGAAATGTATAATTATTTAAATTATATTGTAAGCAAAGGTTTTAAAGTTATAAATCAAATTTAATATGATTTTATTATGTTTTGGTACGCGCCCAGAATGGCTTAAAATTAAACCCTTACTAAGCAAACTTAAAAGCTATAAACTTTTATTTACTGGGCAGCATATAGATTTATTAAAAGATATTCAAGTAGATTATAAAATTAATATTAATAATAATAATTCTAGACTAGATCAAATTATTGCTGATTGCTTATTACAATTTCCCAATGATGATTTTGACTCTGTACTAGTACAAGGAGATACTGCTTCTGCTTTTGGGTGTGCTTTGGCAGCATTTCATCAATGCAAAAAGATTTATTATCTAGAAGCTGGATTGAGAAGTTATAATTTGGAACATCCATATCCAGAAGAAGGTTATCGACAAATGATATCAAGATTATCTCATGTTAATTTTTGCCCCACAACTTTATCTAAACATAACTTAACTAACGAAAAAACAAATGGAGAATGCTTTGTTGTAGGAAATACGATATTAGATAATTTATTAGAATATAAAGAAAAATGTACATATGCCAATAAAGTTTTAGTAACACTACATAGAAGAGAAAATCATCATTTGATGGAAAAATGGTTTGTAGAAATAGACAAGCTTGCAAAAAAATATCCAAATTTAGAATTTATACTTCCAATACATCCTAATCCAAATGTAATTCGACATAAAAACTTATTACAAAATGTTAAAGTTGTCGAGCCATTAAAATATAAAGATTTGTTAAATTTATTAGTTGAATGTAAATTAGTAATTACTGATAGCGGTGGGCTACAAGAAGAAGGTTCTTTTTTTAATAAAAAAGTAATTGTATGCAGAAAAACAACAGAAAGACCGGAAGCTATTAATACAAATCATTTACATTTGTGTTTATCTCCGTCAAGTTTAGAAAATATTTTTGATAATTTAGTTATTGATTATATTATTAATGAAGACTGCCCATATGGAGATGGATTTTCTAGTGATAGAATAATAAAAATAATTAATGAAAATATTTAATGAAGAAATAAAAAAAATTTTTGAGAAACTTCAAAGAAAACATCCATTTAGTTTTAGTAAATATGCTGATGGAGAATGGGCAATTATAAATGGTTATAATATAAATAATGGAGAATTTAATTATTTAAACAATAATGAAACCGAATTCTATCGACAAAAGCTGATTGAATCATTTCAATTTAAGGATCTAAATTATTATGTTGGTATAAGTTGCGAATGTTGTGGGGGGCAAGAACATTTTAACATGAAAGAAATGAGTGGTCAAGATAATGAGCATTTAACTTTTGCAAATATATTTGTAAATTCTAATTATAAATTTTATAAAGAAAATTTTATTTCAGAATATCAAAATCATAAGGTTTACCTTATTGCAAATAAAAATTCTCAAATTCAAAATTTACCTTTTAAATTAGAAAAGTTTTACCCAGTAGAAGAGACAGCTTTTATTAAAAATTATAATTTAATACAAGAAATTCAAAAAGAAAATATAAAAAATAGTTTATTTTTATTTTGTGCTGGTCCGTTTGGAAATATCCTAGCGCATCAATTATTCAAATTTAATTCAAATAATATTTATTTAGATATTGGATCTACATTAAATCCATGGTTAAAGTCTGAAGGGTTTAAAAGAGATTATTATACAACAGAATATGGATTTAAAAATAGGGTTTGTATATGGAACTAAATAAGTTAATAATAACAAAAATCAATTTTTTTTAAAAAATGAAAGGTTTAATTTGTTTTTGGGGCAAAATTAGAGACAACATTGAAATTGTAAAAAACAATTATTATAAATTATTTCCAGAACATAATTTAGAATTTTTAATTTCTACATGGGATAGTCAAGTTTTTGACAATACCTTATTCAATTTTGTAATAAAAAATAATGAACCTACAGAAGAATATTTAAATCAAATAAATTTTCCATACACTCAACAGTTAAAAAATAACTCAAACTTAAATTATGGTCGAATAGGACATTATTCCCAATTTTTTCATAATTTAAAAATTTATAATTTTATTGAAAATTTAAATCATGATTATGACTTTATTATAAAATGTAGAACAGACTTAATATTTGAAACAAAATATATTTTTGATTTTACTAAAAATATTTGCTTTGTTCCTAAAATATATCATCCTAGCAAGGGATTTGGTATAAATGATCACTTTATAGCTGGTAATTTCAATTATTTAAAAAACTCCATAAAAATGAAAGATTTATATTCTGTTTATAATATATTTGATAATAGTTGGAATCCTGAAGTAGTTTTAGAAAAATTAATTAAATATAATAATTGTATGATTGAAGAATTTGACTGTTCTTCTTACAAATTATTACCAAATAGAACTTTTTTATAAAAAACTTTTAATAAATATAAAATAATGAAACAATCTATAAAATTAATAATCTTTGATTTAGATGGAGTACTAATTGAAGCGAAAAATATTCATTTTGATGCTCTTAATGAAGCGCTTGGCCCAAAATATAAAATAGAATGGGATGAACATTTAAATAGATATGATGGTTTAAAAACTAAACAAAAGCTCGAAATGCTTACTCTAGATAAAGGATTACCAGTCGATAATTATGAAAAAATTTGGAAAGAAAAACAACGAATAACTTTATTAAAACTTAATAATATTAAGCCTTCTTTACAACTTCAAAATTGTCTAGAATCTTTATTAAAAGAAGGATATAAAATTGCATGTTGTAGTAATAGTATACGTAAAACAGTTTTTGTAATATTATGTAAACTTGGAATTATTGAATATTTTGATCTAATATTATCAAACGAAGATGTTGAAAATTCAAAACCTCATCCTGAAATGTATTGGAAAGCAATTTCAATGATGAAATGTTTACCAGAAGAGACTTTAATAATTGAAGACTCTCCTTATGGACTATTGGCAGCTAATAGATCAAAAGCTCATATAATGAGAGTTGAATCGTCAAAAAATGTTACATATAATAATATTTATAAATACTTAAATAAACAAATAAATATGATACCAAAATGGAAAAATGAAAAACTAAACGTTCTTATCCCTATGGCTGGGGCAGGAAGTCGATTTGAACAGGCTGGGTACACGTTTCCGAAACCATTAATTGAAGTAAACGGTAAACCAATGATTCAAGTAGTTATTGAAAATCTTAATCTAGATGCGAATTATATATATGTAGTTCAAAAAAATCATCGTGATAAATATAATTTAGATACGTTACTTAATTTATTAACGCCTAATTGCCAAATAGTTGAAACTAATGATTTAACAGAAGGGGCGGCATGTACCGCTTTATTAGCTAAAACTTATATAAATAATGATAACCCATTGTTTTTTGCAAATTCAGATCAGTTTGCAGAATGGGATTCTAATGAATTTATGTACAAAATGCAAGAAACCAATGCAGACGGAGGTATCGTTACATTTGAATCAACACATCCTAAGTGGTCTTTTGTTAAATTAAACAATGATGGTATTATTACAGAGGTTGCTGAAAAAAATCCAATATCAAATATAGCAACAGTTGGCTATTATTTTTGGAAAAAAGGTTCTGATTTTGTAAAATATGCAGAACAAATGATTCAAAAAAACATTAGAGTTAATAATGAATTTTATGTTTGCCCAGTGTTTAATGAAGCAATTAACGATAAAAAAATAATAAAATCTTTTAATATTAAAAAAATGTGGGGATTAGGAACTCCAGAGGACTTATCTTATTTCACTAAAAACTATTCTTTATGAAAAAAATTTATTTTGACATTGGGGCGAATAATGGGGAATCTTCTTTGTTTCTTGCGAATGATCCTTCAAATATTGTTTATGCTTTTGAACCAACCCCATTTTTAATTAAATACATTGAAAATAAAATTCTTGATAAAACAAATTATTTTTTAATTAAAAAAGCGGTATCAGATTTTAATGGTAAAGCTACTTTTAATATTGCGGGAAACGCCGATTGGGGGTGCAGTTCTCTTTTAAATTTTTCAGAAAAATCAAAAACACGTTGGATAAATAGGCCTGATTTTACAGTTACAGAAAAAATAGAAGTAGACGTTATAAGATTAGACTCTTTTATAGAAGAACATAATATACCCTATATTACGTATCTTCACATAGATACACAAGGCTCAGATCTAAATGTCTTAAAAGGTCTAGGTAAATATATAACACTTGTTGAAGCAGGTATTTTAGAAGCTGCAAGTGAAAATGATATTTTGTATAATCAACAGAACACAAAACAGGAATGCATAGATTTTTTATTATCAAATAATTTTGAAATTTTAAACATAACTAGCAATGATATTCATAATAATGAAGTTAATATTTCTTTTAAAAGAAAATAATGATTATAATTTCGCATAGAGGAAATTTAAATGGGCCAAATCCTTTTACAGAAAATTCTATACCCGCAATTAATATTGCTTTAAATAATGGTTTTGATGTTGAAATAGATGTGTGGTTTAAGAATAATAAATGGTACTTAGGGCATGATAAACCAATTTATTCAATAAAAGAATCGTTTCTTCAAAATAATAAACTTTGGTGTCATGCTAAAAATTTAGATGCATTAAGTTTAATGTTAAAAAATAAAAAAATACATTGTTTTTGGCATCAGAATGATGATTTTACACTAACTTCTAAAAATTACATATGGACGTATCCTAATAAAGAAATAAGAAATAATTCAATTTTAGTCTTGACCAAAAAACAAAAAATAACTAAAAATATTTTTGGGATATGCACAGATTTTCCATTATTATATATAAATAAAAAATATGGAAAATAAAGATGCTAAAAAAACAGTAATTATTACTGGAGTAACTGGTCAAGATGGAAGTTATATGGCAGATTTTCTTTTAGAAAATACTACTTATAAAATCTTTGGAATGATAAGAAGAGCTTCTACAAATAATTATCATAACATCAAACACCTATTGAACAACCCAAGATTTGAATTAATAACTGGGGATTTAACCGACTCACAATCAATAGATAATATCGTAAGAGAAATACAACCAGATTATTTTATTAACTTAGCTGCACAAAGTTTTGTTGGTGCTTCTTGGCAAATTCCAGAACAAACTTTTGATATTGATGCTGTCGGTGTTATTAGATGTTTAGAAGCTATAAGAAAACATGCTCCAAATTGTCGATTTTATAACGCTGGCTCTTCTGAAGAACTTGGTAACGTTGATTATAGCCCTCAAGATGAAACTCATCCATTAAAACCAAGAAGTCCATACGGAGCAGCAAAAGCTGCTGCAAGACATATTGTTAAAGTATATAGAGAGAGCTATAATCTTTTTGCAATTCAAGGCTTATTGTATAATCATGAGAGCCCAAGGCGTGGCGAAGAATTTGTTACAAGAAAAATTACAAAAAAAATATCAAATATCAAAAAAGCTTTAGAATATAAATATGAATTTGAACCTTTAGAATTGGGTAATATTTATGCTAAGAGAGACTGGAGCCATGCGAAAGATTTTGTTTATGGTATTTGGATAATGCTTAATCAAAAAGATCCAAAAGAATATTTATTAGCTTCTGGAGAAACACATACTGTAAAAGAATTTATTGAAAAAGCATTTAATTTAATTAATATTAATGGTTACTGGGAAGGTGAAGGAATAAATGAAAAATTTATATATAATAATAAAATTTTAGTAAAAATTAATCCTATTTTTTATAGGCCAGCTGAAGTAGATTTGCTACTTGGCAATCCACAAAAAGCTAAATCTGAATTAAATTGGTATCCTAAATATTCTTTTGAAGATTTAGTTAACGAGATGGTTCATAACGATTTGAATGAAATTTAAAAATATTTTTGGAAAAGAAGTCAATAAAACGATTAATCGTTTTTTAATTGACTGGGACAAGCCATGTAAAAGCAAAGTCCAATTTAATGTAAAAAAATTCTTTCAACACTGCTGGAATACCCATGTAGTAGTAGAGGAATTTCCAGTTTTTGGGACTCGAATGAAATGTGATCTTATAAATTTTACAAAAAAAATTGCAGTAGAAACACATGGTCTTCAACATGATAAATTTGTGAAACATTTTCATAAAACTAAAACTGGATTTAAAAATAGCGTTAAAAGAGATTTACAAAAATATCAATGGTTAGAAATGAATGGATTTCGTATTATTGAAATATTTGAAAATGAAATTATTAATTTATCACCAGAATGGATAAAAGAAAAATTTGATATAGAAATTTAGCTTGAATATCAAAAAAAGTTTCGCTATCATATACTGATGAGCGTATTGTACATTGGTATAGCTGGTGTTGCCAGATCTGGGAAGGATAGTTTGGCACTTGAGATTGAAAATCTTATTAGGTCACATAAAGGCAAAACAATCTATAGAACTTCTTTGGCCCAACCTCTTAAAGAGGATTGTAAAGATTTTATTAAACAATATCTTGGTTTAAATGTATTTACAGATAATAATGAAGAAAAAGCAACCTTTCGTGAATTTTTAGTTTGGTATGGTAAAGTAAAACGTCAACAAACAGAGGGTAAATATTGGACAAATCTTTTAGATAAAAGGGTACAAAAATTTCAACCAGATGTTTGTATTATTCCTGATGTTCGTTATCAACAATATGATGAGGATGAGGTTAGCTGGTTAAAGGCGAAAGAAAATAATATTCTTATTCACTTGCAAAGAATTGCAATTAATGGTGAAATAGTGCCTCCAGCAAATATGGATGAATCAATTAATGATTCAATTATTCAAAATAGTGCTGATTACAAGATCCTTTGGCCAACCTTTACTGACGAAAATAAACAAGAAAATATGAGAGAGTTTGCCGAAAAAGCTTTTAATGCAGTAATTAAAGATAAGATTTAATATGAATTCTATTCGTAGTGTACAAATAGAAAAACACGTCCTAGCTGGTTTTCTTAAATACCCACAAGTATATTTTGAAGTTTCTCACTTTATCAATGAGAATGATTTTTCGAATGGTCATAAAACTATTTTTAGTGTTATAAAAGGTCAGATCATGAAGGGTCAGCCGCTTGATCCAGTAATACTTGGAGAAAAAATTAAAAACTTGGGAATTAATTTTAAACAAGACTTTAATATTTTTGATTACCTTGAAAGCATTGCTTTTCTCAAAATTAGTCAAAAATCATTAGTTGACGCTTGTAAAAATTTAAAAACAATCACAATTCGCCGTGAGATTGCAGAAACAGCATCTTTGATTGCGGAATCAATGGAAAATTCCGGAGATAAATCTCCAGATGAAATCATATCATTTGCAGATAAAATGTACAATGATAAGATTACCGCTTATGATTTAGAATCTAATCCAGAAGATCTTTTCCAAGACATCGAAAAGATGGTTGAAGAAAGAGCTAATAATCCTATTACAGAAACAGGATATCTTACCCCATATAAACTTTTTAATAAAATGTATGGAGGATTGAGGCCAGGAGAGCTTTACGCATGGGTGAGTCGTCCAAAACATGGTAAATCAACTATTCTTAGCGATATTTGTTCAAAAGCAACGCTGGTTAATCCAAACATGCAGGCTCTTATTTTGGATACCGAAATGCAAACAAACGTAATTCGTTTTCGTATTGCTAGTAGCATTACTGGCATTCCAATGTGGTGGCTTGAAACAGGACAGTTCAGAAACAATAAAGAACTTCTGGCCAAATGGAATAGTAAGAAATCAGAGCTTGCAAAAGCACAGGGCAAAGTAAAGCATTTACAAGTAGCAGGAAAACCAATTGCGGAAATTGAATCAATTATTCAGCGTTGGTATCTTGGCCAAGTCGGGCGTGGCAATCCCGCTATTGTTGTTTATGACTATATTAAACTAACAGGAGAAATAGAAAAAGGTAAACAGGAATATCAACTTATCGGTGATAAAGTAGATCGTCTTAAGGAGCTTTCTGTTCGTATGAATATTCCAATTCTTACTGCTTGCCAATTGAATCGTAGCGCCGAAAATGGAGCCGACGATTCTAGTGCTATTGCCCAATCAGACCGTCTTCAATGGTTTGCTGCCTATGTTGGGATTTTTAGGCGCAAAACTCTTGAAGAACAAGCCGAAGATGGTGCTCAATTCGGAACACATAAAATGATTGAGCTTGCATCTAGATATCAAGGTCAACATGCACACGGACATAATGATCTTGTTCGAGTAATTGAGAATAATCGTCCAGTATACCGCAAAAATTTTATATCATTTAATGTTGATAATTTTAATGTGGAAGAAAAAGGAACTTTACAAGATATTGTAAACAACCAAAATGGTGTGAATGTAAATATTTTTGATCGTGAAAATAACCAACTACAAGAAGAAGTAATATGAGACTTTTAGAACTCTTAAAAGATGCTGGGTGTAATCCTAGGAACTATGGTAGTTATCTTACTTGTACTGCTCGCTATCGTGGTGGTGATGACCCTGGATCAGTAGCTATTTATCTACAAACAAATATGGTTAAAGATTTTGTTACAGGTCATAGTTTTTCTTTAGAAGAATTCTTGAAGTTAACTTTAAAACTAAAAGATATCAAACAAGTTGAGCAAATCTTAGAAGATAAAGCAAAATATTATACTGGTTTTAATAATGATGTTGAAGACCCATTTCATAAAAGTGTGAAATATTTTTCTAGTGAAGACGTTGTTGATTTAAAACCTGATGGGTCATATTGGAACAGAAGGGGTATTAGTGATAAAACTTTAAAAGTTTTTGAAGGCGGTGTTTGTACAGAAGGTAAAATGTATCAAAGATATGTATTTCCAATTTTTAATGCTCGTAAAAAAATTCAAGGATTTTCTGGTAGAGATATAACTGGTAAATCAAAAATTAAATGGAAACATATTGGACGTAAGAATGAATGGGCTTACCCATTTATATTTAACCATCAATTTATTAAAGAAAAAAAACAATTAATTCTTGTTGAAAGTATTGGAGATATGCTTTCTCTTTGGGAGAGTGGTATTAAAAATACTGGGATTACTTTCGGGACTGAGGCTGGTGGAGGCCTGTTAAAAGCGATGGTTCGTCTTGATCCCGATAGTATCATCATTGCGACCAACAATGATGAAAACAGGGCGGGGCAAAAAGCAGCTACAAAGATACGCTCAACGCTTGTAGAGTTTTTTGACCCCGCCCAAATTAATATTATTCATCCTTATAAGAATGACTTTGGAGATCAGACGATAGAAGAAAATCAACAATGGTATTCAAATTTATGAGAAGCACTTGGGAAGAACATGCGATGAATCTAGCCACTATTGCTATGCGTAGATCGGAAGATCCACATCAACAGGTTGGGGCATGTGTTTTGGGGCATCATAACGAAGTCCTTGCTGTCGCATATAATGGTCTTGCTGCTGGCGTAAACGTTACTCCAGAGTTTTGGGCGGATCGTGATGCTAGAAGACCTTACATGATTCATGCAGAAAGCAATGCCTTGGCTAGAATTAAAATGGGGGAAGGCAAACTTTTAGCTTGTACTCTTTTGCCTTGTTCTTCCTGTGCAACTAATATTGCTGCTTATGGAATTAAACATGTTATTTTTAAAGAACTCTATAATAGAGATACTAAATCAATAGATATTTTTAAATTCTATGGAATTTCTTGTCATCAAGTCGATCCGACATACCCATTATGAGTGAACTAATCAAACTTTCAGCCAGTAGAATCAAGACATTACAATCATGTTCTTGGATGTATTATTGCAATTATAATCTTAAATTGCCACAAAAGAATAATTCAGGGGCGATGCGAGGTACTGTAGCCCATTTAATTTTTGAAGTCTTAGCTAATCCTCGGCACGAGCATTACGTTAAAGAAATTGTAAAAAACAAAACGTGTCTAAAGTCTCTTGCAGTTTTTAAATTAATTATAAAGGCTGCCAAGCGCGAAGGATTGGATTTAGATGAAATGGTCGCACCTCTTAAAAAGAGCGGGCAGGAAATAACTAATCTTAAATGTATAGATGAGATGATTTTAGTTGGTTTAAAATTTGATTTTATTGGAGATTATAAACTTATTGGTTCAGAATGGGAGTTCGATATTATTAGTGAAGAGCCTAAGTATAGAATTGGTGGATTTGTTGATCGAATTTTTAAAGATAAAAAGCAAATGATTATTAGAGATTTTAAATCTAGTAAAAAAGCTTTTAGAGGCGACGAGCTAGAAAGTAATTTACAAGGGATGATGTATTCATTAGCCCTCCGTAAAAAATATAAAAAACAAAAAGATGTTTTAGTTAGATTCTTATTTCTAAGATATCCAGACGATCCAGAAAGAGAATGCCCACATTTTAATGAAGAAGAATTAATTGGTTTCGAGCATTACCTTGAATATATTAGCGAATATCTAAAAAACTTTGATGAAAAAAAAGCTCGTTCAAATTTTGCTTCTAGCGAATTTAGTCGCAAATGGATGTGTAAAACAAAATCTGGATGGCGCTGTCCATATTTAGATCCAATTGAGTATAAAGTTCTTATTGATAAAGATGGTAAAACTATTAAATCAATTTTTGCAAATGAAGAGTTTAAAGAAAAAGATTTAAAACCCGAATATCGTATTGAAGTAAGAAAATATGAAGGATGTCCAGCTTGGAAGCAAACTCAATCAAATAATGACTTTGACTTTTAAAAAAAGTATTGTTAATATTAGGTTCAATGCTACCAATCTTTAGATCAAACTACTCTTTGAGTTCGGTTCTTACTTTAGAGCCATATTCTCCTATAGAGAATCGTGCTTTAAACCAACCCGACTCTGTATTTGATATTTGTAAAGACTATGGTATTGAAGATGTTTTTATTGTTGATAACACCTTAACTGGAATGGTAGAAGCTTATGAAAATTCAAAAAAAGCAGGTTTAAATCTACGTTTTGGGTATCGAGTAAACGTTTGCCAAGATATTGATAATAAAACTCCAGAGTCCGAACTTACAGAAAGTAAATTTATTATTTTTGCTCTTAAAAATTCATTTACAGATTTAATTAAATTGCATAATATTTCTACGACAAAAGGAATTTATAACGGAAAAGCTCGTCTTGATTTTAAAACTTTAAAAGAGAATTGGAGTAAAAATCTTTTGCTTGCCGTTCCATTTTACGATTCTTACGTTTATTATAATCTTCTTTATGGTCGGCAATGCGTTCCAGAATTAGATTTTACAGATCCAGTATACTTTATTGAAAGTAATGGTTTGCCATTTGACGATCTTTTAAGTAGTCATATTAAAGAAACAATTAAAGATCATGAGGTCGTTTCGTCTAAAACAATTTATTATCGTGAGAGAAAAGATTTTAAATCCTACATGACTTATCGTTGTATTTTAAATCGAACGACATTTCAAAAACCAGAGTTGCGTCATTTTGGAAGTCAAGAATTTTGTATGGAGGCACTGAAAGAAAATGCAGAGTAATCTTCTACGTTTTAATAAAAAGCAAAAATATATTGTTTTCGACACGGAAACCGAATCTTTAGCGTTAGCTTTAACTAGACCATGGCAACTTTCTTGGTTAGTTTATGATGATCATAAAATTGTTAAAAATGAAGATCACATGCTTTATTGGAAAGATTTGAATGTTTCTGCTGATGCGGCTAGAATTACAAGATTTGATTATAATAATTGGAAAGAAAAATCTGAAGACCCAAAAGAAGTTCTCCAACTTTTTGAAAGCTATCTTTATAATCCAGAATATTTGATAGTGGGCGCAAATCTTTTTGGATTCGATATTTATGTTATTAATACATTGCGTAGAATTTTAGGTCTTAAATCAGACTTTTCATATCTTAATCGTGTTTTAGATATACAATGTATTCAAAAAGGTATATACATGGGATTAAAATCTGTTCCAGAAAATAGAACAGCTTGGCAATATCAAATGTATCATTATGTTAAAAAAGGAGTTAAGACTTCAGTTAAACATCTTTGTGGTCTTTATGATATTGAATATAACGATTTAAAAGCTCACGATGCTGTTTATGATAATGAAAAATGTCTTGAGATTTTTAAGAAACAAATTTTGACAATTGAAATATGAAATTTTTAGAACAATTTAAAAATATTGAAATGAAGAATGTCAACCTTGTAAGGTTGCCAAATATTTCTTTTACAAAAGAAGAGAAAGGCTTATTAGCCGAAAAAGCCGAGACAAACGAACAATTTCTACAACAGTTGGTAAACGAAGGGTGGAAGAAGTTTCGTGATAAAATTCCAGAACATAAAAAGAAAGTTTACCTTGATAGAATTAAGGAAGAGTTTGAGATTGTCAAAGATCTTGGATTTATTGATTACTTTCTTCTCGTGTGGCGTGTTATTAATAAGGCTCGTCAACTAGGGGCTTTTATTGACTGGGGTCGCGGGTCTGCAGCGGGAAGTCTTATCTTTTATTTAATAGGAGTTACAGGGGTAGACCCAATTGACAAGAATCTTTTCTTTACCCGTTTTATTTCAAAGACTCGCGCTAAAAAAGAAGTAATCGATGGAATTACTTATATTCAAGGGGATCTTGCTCCAGATGTTGATATCAACTTGGGCGGAGTTCGTGACGAAATTATCGAGTGGCTTAAAAAATGTTACCCGAATAAAGTTTGCAAAATTTCCTCTGTTTCAACTTTTTCTGGCAAGATTCTTGTTAAAGATACTTTTAAAATCATGAATGAGGCTTCGGAAGAAGATGCTAGTCATTTGGCAGATACTATTGGCAAGCATTTCGGAGTTGTTGAAGATATTGAGGATTCCTACAAAAATAGTGAAAAATTCCGCGATTGGGCTGATCGTTATCCAGAAACTTACCAAGTTGCTTTAAAATTGCGCGGATTGATTCGTGGTAAGTCAACCCATGCTAGTGGATACTTCATTTCATATCATCCTCTTGACAAGTTTGCCCCCGTCGAGATAAATAAAGAAGGCGAGTTAACTATTTCTTATGAAATGAATACTGCGGCAAAGTTTGGTATCAAACTTGATCTTCTTGGGCTCATTAGTAATGAAATTATTAAAAATGTATTTGAATTAATTCCAGAAAAATTTGAAGATATTAATTTAGATGATAACCCAGAGGTTTATACCCATCTTCAACGCGAAGATTTGCTTCCTTACGGTCTATACCAAATTAGTGCGGATTGCGCTTATCGTGTTTGTAAAAACATTCGGCCAGCGAATATCGCACATTTGAGTGACGTAAATGCTATAGCCCGACCTGGAGCCCTTGCTTACGAAAAAGATTACATTAATTTTAGTGGAGAAGCCCCACATGAAAAACTCGCGCCAGTATTTGCAGAAACACGTAATCTTCCTCTTTATCAAGAACAATTAATTCAAGCTCTTGTCACAGTTGGTTTTACAGCGGACGAATCTGAATATATTCGCCGTATTATTGGTAAAAAGAAACGCGATGAAATGCCCAAGTGGAAAGATAAAGTTTTCGAGACCTGTGAAAAGAATGGGTTTGGAGAACAGGTTGCGGAAGCTATTTGGAAAGTCATGTTGGATTCCGCTGACTACAGTTTTAATAAATCGCACTCGTATTGTGTAGCATATCTCGGAGCCTTGACTGTTTATCTCAAATATAAGTATCCTTTGGAATTTTTTACGGCATGTCTTAACGCTATTCAAAAGCTTCCTGATCCCATGGATGAAATCAGACAGATCGAGAGAGAACTGCCTTATTTTAATATAAAATTGCTTCCGCCGAGCTTATTGAAATCAGACATAGGATTTACAGTCGAAGGCAAAAATATCAGATATGGTTTAAGTGCAATTAAAGGCGTTTCAGATAGCTCAATTGAAAAACTTATTAAATTCCGTGGGGAATATGATAATAAAATTGACTGTTTCTTGGCTGCAAAACAGGCTGGATTAAATATTGGCATTGTTTCATCTCTTATTCAAGCTGGGGCTCTTGACGATCTTGGTTCTTCGCGTCCACACCTTGTTTTACAAGTACAGGCTTTCAATCTTTTGACTGATAAAGAAAAACGTCTTGTCAAGGGTTTGCACGATGAAGGCGAAAATAAAAATATCCTTAGCATTATTCAATTGCTTGTAGATAAAAAACAAATTAAAGAATCGCGTTTTGAAACATTTAAGAAAAAATATGCGTCTTACAAGCAAATCTATGAATTAAATAGTCGTAATGAAGCACTTACTAATTATTTTTATGAAAAGAATTGTCTGGGTTTTAGTTATAGCGAAAATCTCACAAGTATTTTTAAACAAGGAAACCATAATTTTATTACAATTAAAGATGCTTTTGAAACAAAAGAGGATAATGATAGGGTATTAATCATTGGAGAAATTACTGAAACGCCAAGACAGTCTAAGTCAAGGAACGGCAATAAATTTTTTAAAGCTACTGTTTCTGATGATACTGGGAAAGTTTCCGTATTAATGTTCGATGGGCGTTTTAATCTTTTTGAAGATTGTAAAGCTAAAAACGGAGGACAGTTTCCCGAAGAAGGAGATATTGTAATTGTAAAGGGTCGTCTTAAAGGGACTGACGCTATTTTTGCAGATGAAATTGTTAAGCAAGATTGTAAAATCTACAAAAATATGCGAGACTTAAAATAAAATTACAGAAGTTTTGTTACGGTAAAAGACCCCTCTTGGAAACCATCTGTTTGAGCACTAAAACCACCAGCAGTAATATCTCCTTGTACTTGGTACTGAGTTGACCCAGCGGAGCTACAACTTAAAGCAACGGCTGATGCGCTTGCCGATTCTGTTTGTGGACAGAATTTAACACTTTTCGAAGCGCCAACTCCTCTTACGGTTAGACTTTGAGAACCACCATTAAATAGTAAACCATTTTGGTCTGGCTCCCCTTGTTTTCCCATCAAAAGTACAGGTTCCCATTCAAAACTACATTCATAAGTAAAACCAACAGCTTGAGATCCACCAGCGACAGTGCTTGAAAAACCGTGTGCGAATGAATAAGATTGGGCTTTAGAAGCAACGCCCTGAGCTTGATTAGGAAGATTTATACCATCTTTGGCAAAGTTAACAAAACTTACAGAACCATTAACAAGACCTTCGGCTTCAGCTGTGACACTATGCGAAGTCATGTAAATTTTATTCATAGTGGTTCCGGCTATAGCTAAACCTTGTGTTCCCTGTGGTGCGTAAGCTAGTGGCCCACTTGCGATACTATCACTAACAGTTTTAAACGGGTCTGCCCCATCTTTTAAAAGATAATCAATACTTATTGTTGTTTCAACTGGACCCGTTGGAACTTGTCCTTGTGATAAAAAATTACCCAAGGTTCTAACTGCTTCCGTGCTTTTTGTTTGCTCAACAGAAACGCTTGTTGCGAAAATTTCCGTTCCACCAAAGTTGACTTTTACATTTTGTGCGCTAAATTGTGACATAATTAATGAATAAAGGATTTATAAGTTAATTCTACACGCGAGGAATTATCTAAACTAACGCCGATATTTTCGGCTGTTAATACTGCGTTTGGTAGTAAAAATGATTCCATAGTGCTTGTATTATTACAATTTTTTAATTCTAAATAGATATCCTTTTTAGAATTGCATAAAACTGTTTGAATATTATTACACTCGTAATCATCAACCTCCACCCCAATAATTAATTCGACTTCTAAAGGTTTGTTTAAATAAATATCCGCTGGAAAAGAACTTCCTAAAACATAATAAGGTACTCTTTTACAGTCAATTGAAATATCAAAAGATACAATTCTGTTTGTATTACCTTCACTTGTCTGTAAATGGATATTCCCGAAATGTGAGATGTCCAGATTTGTAGACTGTTGTGGTAAATTACTAGGGGTAACTTGAAGATCCCCTCCAATTCTACCATATATTTCAAAATCTGTTTGTGTAACTGCTATTTCTCCAACGGCGCAAGACATACTATAATTTGTAAGATAAGCGTTTTCAAAAGATAAATTTTTGCTACCATAAATAAGAATACCATTGCAAGGTTGTATACCAGTAAAATATCTTAATGGTTCATTTGGTGTTAAATATTTAGTAATACTGACATTTTTAACATCTGGACCAGTTCTCTCTAGTGATCCATAAGATGTTCCAAGCACCCGTGTATATTCAGTTGGAATTTCTAGATTACTATTGAAATCAGTAACGCCTAGAATTTCTACGTTATTTATAAAAATTCTATTATCTGCGTATATTTTTCTTCCGTACATTATGTATTTTTACACTTATTATATATGTACAGAATTTTATAATTAATGTAAATTATATATTATGCCCTTAGTTACTCCAAAAAAATCAGAAAAACAGGACGATTTTGTTTCTCGTTGTATGGGCGACGAAATAATGAATAAAGAATTCCCTGATCAAAAACAACGTGCCGCCGTATGTTATTCCCAATTTAAAAAAGCTGATGCAAATATTGCAGCTTCTGATAGCTTAGAGGAGTATAAAAATGATTTTTATGAAATGTCGGTTGGTTCTATAAATTCAATTAAAAAGCATGCGGATAATATCTTACAATCTTTAAATGACCCAATGGTTAAAGAAAATTTAACGGAATCTTGGTTACAAGGAAAGATTGCAATTACAGAAGATTACATGCTTACGATTCATAATTATGTAATGTTCGTTGAAGATAATGATGACGAAATGGAAGAGTCTGAGGTCGATGCTGCGGCAGAAGATCTTACTGTAGATAATCTTTATATCCCAGAAGAATCGGAATATGTTACGGCTGAAGAAGTCGCATTTGATGAAAACGATGTTGTAGAAATTGATATTGCAAAAGAAAGACCAGGTCTTTGGGAAAATATTAGGCGCAAAAAGAAAAGAGAAGGCAAAAATTATAAGCCAGCAAAACCTGGAGATAAAGATCGTCCTTCAAAAGAAGCTTGGAAAAAAGCTCAAGGTTCTGAATATCAAGGAAGAAAAGTAACTTTAAATAAACCATTTCGAACCCCAGGCGGTCCTAAAAAATTTGCCGTGTATGTTAAGAATCAAAGTGGTAATGTTGTTATTGTAAGATTCGGAGATCCGAATATGAAAATTAAAAAAAATATTCCAGCTCGCAGAAAAAGTTTTCGTGCCCGACACAATTGTTCAAACCCAGGCCCAAAATATAAAGCGAGATATTGGGCTTGTAAGAGTTGGTAAATCTTATTGACTCATAAATAAAATAGTTCTATCATATTGAATATATGATAGTAACATGGACAGTAGAAGGCGTTGATTGGTCAAAAAATATAAAGGCTAATATTGATTCTGACCCTTCTGAAATTGCCACCCGTGGAGTTGAGTCTCTTTTAGAATCACTTAAAACAGAAGAAGATTCAATTCAATTGGGGGCCATTTTACGAGTTTTTCACAATCGAATGAAAGATGAAGGTGAGCATTGGATTATTTATACCCCCACAATCTTAGCAAATGCTGGTTATTATCAAGATGCTGAAGAATTAAAACAGGCGGCTGAAAAAGAATTTTTGTGAACCAAAATCTTACATATGAAGAATACAGACAAATTCTGGAATCTCTTCTTGAGCATCACGGGGTATTTTATCAATTTTGGCGCTTGGTTAAGCCTGTTTATAGCAATAATATTCCTACTGCATGCGTGGGTTTTAATAAAGAAGGTAACTGTATTGAATTTTTAATTAATAAAAAATTTTGGGAAAAACAGTCAGAACATAACAAAAAATTTATTATTGCTCACGAATGTCTTCACGTTATTAATTCTCATGGAAAACGTGCTGGTAAAAAAATGTCTAACTTAGCAAACCAAGCGATGGATATTGTTGTAAATGAAAGTCTTGCTAAATACTTTAAATTTAATCGTAAAGAAATTGATCCTAAAACAGAATATTATTGGCTTGATAATTCATTTGATAATGATCCAAATATTCTACCATGGAATAATTTTGAATACTATTATAATAGACTTTTAAAAGATTCCAAGTTTGTAAAAAACAAACGTCTTGTAAATGATCATAGCGGTCTTGGAGATTTTCCAGAAGATTCCGTGCAGCAAATTATCAACAATCTTTCCGAAGAAGATTCAGAAAGCCTTAAAAATATTACCGAAGATGCTGAAAAAAATACACGTAAAAATGAAGATAAATCCATAGGTAATACTAAAGGTGGATTAATTCAAAAAATTAATAATAAACCAACTCAGTATAAGAAAAAATGGGAAAGTGTTATTCGCCGTTTTGAAAAAAAAATGTCTAAAGATGAAGGTTTAGAATCTCATTGGGTAATGAAAGATCGTCGTCTTTATAATCTTAATTTTAATATCTTTCTTCCCTCCGATATAGAACAAACATTAAGAAAAACCGAAAGTGAAAAAATTGCAACTTGGTTTTTTATGGATACTAGTGGATCATGCTGGGGATTAGCTCCGAGATTTTTTAATGCAGCTAAAAGCCTTGATCCAGAAAAATTTGACGTTAAATATTTTGCTTTTGATACTGTGGTATATGAAGTAGATTTAAAAAAACAAAAACTAGATGGAGGGGGTGGAACAAGTTTCCGTTGTATTACTGATTTTATATATAATAAACATAAAACAAAACCATTTGTATGGATTCTTACGGACGGTTGGGGAAACGGAGCTCAAATTCCAGAAGATCAAAGAAAAAAATGGAATTGGTTTTTAACTGATGATTCAACAATCGCCTACATTCCACATGGTTGCAAAGTGCATGAGCTTAAAAATTTTGAATAGACTTTAATTCAAATTATCTTATAATACAAATATGGCCCAAGACATTAATACAATTAAAAATAAATTAAATCAATATTTTAAAATTGGTAAGAATGTATTACTTGAAGGTCGTCACGGAACTGGTAAAACTAGTCTTGTTACAGAAGTATTCAGCCAAAATTGCAAAAACTGGCTTTATTTTTCCGGCTCTACTCTTGATCCTTGGGTGGACTTTGTAGGAGTTCCAAAAGAAATAAAAAAAGGAAATGATTATGTTCTTTCATTTGTTCTTCCAGAAAAGATGTCAGATAATACTGTTGAAGCTATTTTTATTGATGAGTATAATCGTAGCCATAAAAAGATTCGCAATGCTACAATGGAATTAATTCAGTTTAAAAGTATTAATGGTCGTAAATTTCCAAATCTTAAAGTTGTTTGGGCCGCAATTAATCCAAGCGATGATGATGAAGAATATGATGTTGAAGAGCTTGATGGCGCCCAAGTAGACCGTTTTCAAGTTCGGATTAAAGTTCCATTCATCCCTGACATTGAATATTTTCAAAATAAATTTGGTAATGATTGGGCCAAGTCTGCACTCGAATGGTGGAATGGAATGCCGGATAAAGCTAAAAAACTTGTTTCTCCACGTAGACTTGATTATGCTTTAGAAATTCAGAAAGAAGGGGGTGACGTATTTGATGTTCTCCCAATGGAAACGAATCCCACAAAATTAATTGCTACTCTTAAATTGGGTAGTCTTGAGGATAAAATTAAAAGTCTTTATAAATTAAAAGATGCGAAAAAAGCCCAACAATTTTTTAATGATGAGAATAATTTTCAGGCTGCATTACCTATTATTAAACGGAAAGTTGATTACATGAAATTCTTTTTGCCTACTATTGACAATGAGCGTATTACGTCATTGTTTTTTAGTGACGCTCATTTTAAAACATTTATTCTGGATCATGCGCCATATTTTAAACCAGCATTAGAAGAGATTTCTAATTTAAAATCTATAAGTAAAGATGACATTCGCATGATTAATCATGCTCTTAAACAAGTTGGTAATATTACTTACTTTTAAGTATAAAATAATTCTTTATTAAAAGCCCAGCCACTTAACATAAAAAGCCCCATTTGTAAAAATGAGGCCCAACAAAATGGCGGTCCAAAATTAAACCCAAAACCAACTCTTGCCGAAAAGAGACATACCGAAATACTAAATAATACCATTGAAACGATTAGCATTGATTTAAGTATTAAATTTATTATTTTTTTAGTTTGTTTTTTCATTTCGCCTAGATTCCAAAATAGCAACCATTTGCTCTATCTGCCTTAACCTTATTTCTATTAGTTCTAGTGTTTTATTTTGTGAAAGATCTATTTGATTTTTAATTTCTAACTGTCCAAGAACAAGTTCAATCCTTTGTACTTTTTCTTCTGTTTGGGTAAATTCATTTTTTGTAATAAAATTATTCTGCAAATATAAACTGGCAACCATAAAAGCCAAAATTGCCAATTTCCATATGTTATCAAAAGATAAAAAATCTGACAATTGTACAGGTTTTGGGTTATTTGCTACAATTTTTTTAGTATTTTTATTAGAAGTAAGCATGGTAAAAATGTATGATATTATATATTACACTTAAATGGCATATATTAATACAGATATACCACTTTTTTCTGCTTATTTAGATACAAGTTTTTTACATGATAAAGAACCTAGGAGTACAAATGAGTTTATTCCGGTAGAAGTGTTTGGGTTTACCTCTTTAAATCGGCGTTGTGCCCTTTTTTCTGTAATGACTGAAATGGGTAGCGTACATGCTCGTGTTCCTATCCATTATTTAACAGATCTTCTCCCAGAAGAAGGTTTAACTAACTTTCCATTAGATTGGTTAGAACTTTGGGATTGTTACTCTCCATATGTTACAGTTAATAGGTACGAATATTTAAAACATAGTGCTTGTAAAATTGTATTGAAAAATCGAGAATGGCATGATGCTACATATTTAATGACGTTTGACTGGGCTTATGGACCACAACACCAAACTGGGCAAAGTGAAAATCCTGGAGGTCATAAACAGGGGCATCTTTTAATTGGCAAGGGTGGTCAATATTTTTTCCAGCCCGGAAATCGTATTGTTTGGCGTGATGGGGGCGCTTTTATTGGTAAAGAATTAAAAGGTCACGAAAAATGGAAAGTATTTAGTAAAGAATTCTCTTGTGAACAAACTGGTAGTCGCTGGTTTGCTGGCGATGAAGAATTATATTTTTACCAATTTGAACCTAATAAAGATAAATCTTGAATTTTAATTCATTTAATTATATCATTTATTAATGAATGTTAAGTTAATTTCTTTATCAAACCCATACGTTACTGGTATTAATAATCCAGAAGAATTAATCTCTTATTGTGCGAGAGTAAGCAATCCAACCAACCAACTGAATACAGAAACTGCACCTAAACTTTTAGAATATCTTATTAAACATAAGCATTGGAGTCCATTTGAGATGGTTTCTATGACCGTAGAAATTAAGACAAGTCGTGCAATTGCTGCTCAAATTTTACGACATAGAAGTTTTTCTTTTCAGGAATTTAGTCAAAGATATTCTGCCGCAACAGAATTAGAATATATTGAATTAAGAAAGCAGGGTAAAACAAATCGACAAGTCGGTGACGAACCAATTGATATTGGAAGTTATCTCGAACTAAAAGAAGAAATTGAACAAGCGCAAAATCAGTGCGTTAATATTTATAATAAATTAATTGCAAAAGGAATTGCCAAAGAATGTGCTAGAATGTTATTGCCTTTAAATACGCAAACAACACTCTATATGTCAGGTACAATCCGTTCTTGGATTCATTATATAGATTTGAGAGCAACTCAGGATACCCAAAAAGAACATAGGGAAATTGCAGTAGAAATTAAAAACTTATTTATAAGTAATTTTATAAATATAAGTAAAGCGCTTAAATGGTTAGATTAAACTATCTAATTTATTAACATCTATAATACCATAACCAAAAAGATTATCTTTTCCTTCTGGACCGTAATCGACAGAACTACGAATTAAGATATCTTTAATTTGAGATACTGTATACAAAATATTTTTCTTTTTAGCTTCTGATAACATAATAGCAATTAAACCTGATAAAAATGGTGCGGAAAAACTAGTTCCATTTACAATAGAATATTGATTATTCAAATTTGTTGTCAAAATATCTTCTCCAGGAAGTGCAAAATCTGCATCATTACTTCTAGAAGAGAAATCAGAAATATTTCGGTCTTTTCTATATGAAGTAACACCTATTGTTTCGGGATAATCCGCAGGGAAACATGAGTAATTTTCACCATAATTTCCCATAGCACAAACAACAGGAATATTTAAATTATATAATTCTTTTAAGAATTGATGAAAGATAGGACCTTGTTGATATTGACCACCTAAAGACATATTTATAATATCTGGTTTAATTTTTATTGCATATTCTAATGTTTGCTCTAAGCTTTTATTATTGGCGAAACCCTTATTAGACAAAGATTTTACCGGAATAATTTTTGATTTGGGGGCTACACCTACTATACCAAAGCCAGATTCTTTTGCGGCAATAACTCCAGCAACACAAGTTCCATGACCTTGATGATCTATATAATCTTCATTTTTAATAAAACTTGCAGCTTTTTCGTAATCTATATTATCTTTTAAATCTATATGATCTATTATGCCAGTATCACAAACCATTATGGAAATATTTTCTCCTTTGTTCTTAAGCCATAATTTAGGAACGTCAAAATCAATTATACCCCAATCTATAATATCTGATAGGGTTTGAATATCACCAGTATGTTTAATTTCATCACCGGGTAGTAAAAAATTTTCTTTCATTTAATTAATTACACTTTTTTATATATTTAATTATAAAATTACTATAATATTTTATATTCATGGATTTACAACAACTTTTAAATATGGAACAATTAGATGGGCTGCATCTTGATGTAATGTTTGGTGCTGTTCCAAAACGTCTTGTAGGAGATCTTTCTAAAAAATTTAGCAAACGGAAAACAAAAAATTTATTCTATATTATATTTGGAGTATATCTTAAAGAATCCGATCAATATATTGTTTTCACTAGCGTATTTAAATCTTCTAAAAAAAGAGTCGAAGGACAATGGTTTTCAGAAATTATGGTTGATTCTGCTGTTTTCGAAGACAAGCAAAAAGTTCTTGATTATTTATATGATTTCATGGATAATTTTGAAGAACACGAAAGAATCATAAATGAGGAAATTATGGGCATGGGTATAATGCCAGCTATTGAAATTTTTAAATATTTATTAGTATGGAACAAAGGTATTTTTGAGTATTTTAATATCTTTATTGAAAGTGAAAATAAAAAAAAGACTGGACTTTTTAAAAAATTTTTAACATAATAAGAGTATGTACTGGCCTTCTTTTCAATCGTTAAAGACAAGCGAGCTTTGGAAAAAGCTTGATAAAAAAATGAAGTGGACTTATATGGGGATGTGGACAGTTGAAGATTCTCAATCCCATTCAGATAATCCCGAATATAAATTAGAGCCAAATATGGCCTATATAAATAAAAGAAAAACTGGATTTAAACCGCGACCCAAACGCGAAGAAGAACTTAATGATTAATTTTGGTAAGTTATATAAGCAAATACTGGGGCATTACCAGCTGTAGCTGCTAATCTAATTTCTGCGATTGGTGAGTCAAAAAATATTGGATCTCCATATCCAGCCCCAATTCCTGTTGCTGTATAAAAAGATACAGCTTCAGCCGAACCACCTTCTAAAAACACAGGGTTTTGATTTAATTCTGTCTTAGCTTGTAAATCAATGCTAACACTAGAACCGCTAGCATATACCACTATAAAACCATTTTTACATAAAGCTGTATTTACCCATTGTCCGGTAAAAGGAGCAGATTGACCAGTTGCCAAAAATTCTGTTTTAATAAGAGAAGAATTCATTAAGATTATTTACACATAAAATAGATAGTTTTAATTTTAAAAATTAAAATAATAATATGAATAGAGAAAAAACAGTACGTTTTTTACGACAAATTTGTCTTCAATATGAAGTTAAAGTTGCATTTCGTACCCGTTTTAACAAAGAATTAGATGGAGAAGCAGATACTGAGAAAGAAATAATTTATATAGATAAAAAATTACCAAGAAGAGCTATGGCAGAAGCAGTTTTTCATGAGTTAGGACATATTTATTGCGTACGAAAAGGTATTTGGACAAAATTTCATAAAGAGCATGATTATTCTGCGATTAAGTCTTTTAAAGCGGAAAATTGGGTAGAACATTGGGCAAAACGTGAATGGGACACTTGGGGTATGAGAAAAATATTTGGACAGTATCGTTTTGCATATTTAAAAAGTGAAAGAAAAAAACTTATAAAATGGTTTGAAAAGAAATTTAAATTACCCAGAATTTGCTTATGAAAGAAACATTGGCACAAATATTTGGAATAATAATGACAATCAGTTTTATGTTTTGTTATATACCTCAAATTTTAAAAATTTTTAAAAATCGTTCTTCTAAAGATGTATCTTTAGCATTGATATTAATGTCAATTTGTGGTTATATATCTGGAATGGTATACATGTTTTTAACCCAGTTTGGAATTTGGTGGTTTGCAAATTACTCAGTTGGTTTAGTAATGTGTATAATATTAGTCTATACATGGTTTAAATTTAATCATAAATAGTTTTTTGAAATTTTAGCGCGATTAGCTTAGCGGTAGAGCAGGTCCTTTACACGGACAAGGTCGGGAGTTCAATCCTCTCATCGCGTATTTTGGGATTATCTCGTAAAAGGCGCCGACTTTCCGCTGGTTGTGGTTTTCCCTGAGCAGTCGCGGGTAAACTGCTCACATTTTAGGGGGTGTAGCTCATCTGGTAGAGCAGGACCTTTGCAAGGTCAAGGTAGCAGGTTCGAGCCCTGTCACCTCCAAAATGCTGATGTGGCGTAACTGGCAGCCGCGACAGACTTAGGATCTGTTTTCTTCGGAAGTGTAGGTTCGACTCCTATCATCAGCACTTTCTTCTTGATTATTAATTAATTATATGTATAATAAATAAAGCGTGTGAAGCAAGTTCTCTATTATGAGCAAATTTAAAAAACCAACAAAAAAAGAGATTAAAAGATTATCAGAAATACTTGTTCATGTTTTTGAAAAAGATCAAAATCGTGAATTTGAAAATAGTTTATACCTTGCGTTAAACTCAAAGCTGCATAAAAAAGCTTTAGTGGAACAAGCATTTTCTTTAAAATTTGGTTTCGATCCTTTTTAATATGAACTCTTATAGAATCCCAAAATCTAAATTACCCGAATTAACTCTAGCTGGATTATTTCATTCTGAATTCCTCAATCCAATCGCTTTAATTACTTCCTTGTATGAGGGGGACATGCCATCATATAAAAGATATAGAGAAAATTTCTTTAAAGATAAAATTATTGACTATCTTAATAAAAACGGCGGTCAACTTGTTCAAATTGGTGAAGAAGTTTTAATTTCAAAAACTATCGAAGAATTAGAACAAGAAGAAGGCGAAGAACCATTCATGATTGGCGGGGAAGTTATTCTTCCTAGCTTTGATTATGAAGACGGTTCAATTTACTTCTATAAAGATAATTTTATACAAATTAATTCTGAAAGTGGGCGGGATAAAGATAAATGCAAATTAATGTTTTATTATCCTACCAGCAAAAAATGTGTGGATGAAGAATTTAGAGAGTTTATGGATACAGATAAACGTCCAAATATTTTCATGGTAAACCAAGATTATGGTAATTTTAATTTTTCAAAATTCAATATTAACTTACCAGAAACTTTTGATATTGGATTGAACTATGGAGAAGGCTTTGAATCAGTAAGTGAAAAAATGATTAAATCACTTCATGAAAATTCGTCTGGACTGTACATGCTTCATGGTAGACCTGGGACTGGTAAAACAACTTACATAAGATACTTGGCGTCAATTCTTAAGAAAGACGTTATTTTCTTTCCAACTTCTTTCGTGGATGAAATTACTAACCCGTCGATCTTAAGCCTACTGAAGAAAAAAACTGATTGTGTTATGATTCTCGAAGATGCCGAAAAAGCACTTACTAAGCGTCATCTTTCAGATCAACCCTCTCTTGTATCAACTCTTCTAAATATGACCGATGGTATTCTGGGCGACGTTCTTAAATTGAATGTGATTGTCACCTATAATTGTGATCGTCAAGATATTGACGAAGCCCTTCTAAGAAAGGGGCGTTTAAAAGCAGAGTATTCATTCCAAGGTCTTAACGAGAAACAAGCGGCAAAACTTATTAAAAAACTTGACATTGATATCAAAGCAGAAGATAATATGACTCTTGCAGATATTTATTATGCAAAAAGTGATGAAGAACTTATTAGTAATATTAAAAGTTTAGAAAAACCAAAGATAGGATTTATGCCATGAAAAACAAACAGGTAAAAATTAAACCAAATAAAGTAGTTAAGCCAACTCGTAAAATTGAAAAAATGAAAACTTATGTTAAAGACTTTGGCGCGAGTACTAAAAAAATCAATATTATTGATCCTCTTGAATACAAATCTACTTGGAAAACCTGGTTTAATTTGAATATTTGGCTAAAATGGCTAATGT